ATGTCTGATAAATACGGCTCAGGGCAAGATCCTTATACCTATCCTGATAGCGATGTTCTGATAAATAAGCTCGGCATCAACGATGACAGCCAATTCGATGATGCGGAACGTCAACTATCCGAGCTGGCCGTTCTTGATATTGAATTTGAAGAGCCGCCTTACGATTTACATTATTGGTGTGGGCTGCACGGGAAAATATTCGGAGATTTATTCGATTGGGCAGGAGAAATACGGCGTATCGATATTTCTAAAGGTCAAACACGTTTCTGCACCGTATCCCGTATCGAAATTGAAGCTAATAAAATTTTTACACGACTATCCAATGATGATTTTTTACAAGGCCTTGAACGTCCAGCGCTAATAACTCAGTTAGCAGAATATTATTCAGATTTGAATGTGATTCATCCGTTTAGGGAAGGCAATGGACGTTCTCAGCGTTTATTGTTCGAGCATATGATTATTAATTGTGGCTATGGTGTCTCTTTCGAAAATATCGGCGTTCAGGAATGGTTAGCGGCTAACGTGGCCGGATACCATGGCAATACTCGACCATTAGCCGATATTTTTGAGAAAAGTATTCTCTGACGTTCCAATAAAAAGATTTTGCACAAAACTTTTCACCCTCTTCATCCTGGATTTTTATTATTACTAATCAATATATTAATGGGTGATGAGTTGGTAATGAGTGACTCATCATCGATTGCGGTTTTTTCGTTTCTGGTGTCTACCTCGCCGACTCATATTTGGGCAGCTAATCGGCGTCTGATTCGTCTTTCAACTCAAAATTATGCGTATACCTAAACGTATACCAATAGTCACCGGATTCAGGCGAATATTGTCGGACTATTACAGACATAAAAAAGCCGCTGAACCTTGCGGTTAGCGGCTTTTTCACGTTTCCGGCCTTATCTGGTAATAACCGGAATCTAAATTGGTGGAGCTGGGGGGATTTGAACCCGCGAGTAAAAAACCCTAATGTATTGAATTTAAATATTAAATTTTAACCAGTCACGTGCATGTGCATTTTACGTGCATTTCACTGTCTCTACTGTGACCTATCACTGTCCATTCCCGATCGAGGAACTGAATTGGCGTCCGGCGTTTCCGTCGTACTCGATCAGATATTTTCCGTAATGCCGGAATAACATTTCTGGCCCCTTATGTCCCATCTGTGACGCAAGCCAGAACAGGTTTACTCCGTTGCTGATATGCCCTGTCGCATACGTGTGTCTTGTTTGATACGGATTCCTGTATCGGACGCCAGCCCTCCTCAACGTGGGAACCCAGGCTTTCTTTCTGATAGCGTCGGCGCCTGCCCACGGTCGACGCGTCTTAGGATCCTCAAAAACAAATTCACTTCTCATAAACGTAAACGCCTTTTGATCGTTTAGCGCCCGCAATGCGTCTTTGTTAATTTCAACAAATCGCGTACCCGCCTTTGTTTTAGTTCCTTTAATTACTCCGACAACTCGCGCCGATTTCACATGAATTCGATTTTTAATGAAGTCTATATCCCCCCATTTTATCGCGCATAGTTCAGAGCTACGCAGGCCAGTGTTAAATGCAAAGCGGAATAGATTTTCCCACTGTTTATTTCCTGTTGAGTTATATATTGCTGCTGATTCAGAGGGAGTAAACGGATCAACTTCGTAATCTGCATCATCATCTTGACGCTCTTCATGGTAGCGGCTTGCAGAAACGAGACCCACAGGATTCAGCTCTATGAGTCCATCGGTCACTGCTTCATCAATCGCACTACGCAGGAATGACAAGACATTTCTTGTTGTCTTGAGTGCCGTTGTACGCTGGGTTATCCATGTCTTTAAAATTGCTGGTGTCAGCTCTATTACTGGCAGTTTATGCAGTCCGGTCAGCGCATTCTGACACTTCTCATAACCGTCTATTGTTGATGGAGATAGATTCCTGTTTTGGCATATTTTTAAATACTCACATAGATAATCATTAATAGTTCGCCTCCCTGACGTAACACCAAATATTGATAATTTCTTTGATTTCGGAAAATAGGTTACATACGAGAAACTTCCATCAGCTATCTTATTTTGAATCTCTCCGAGTAGTCGCTCGGCATATTTAACCGTTTTGCTATTCACATCCATTAAAGAAAGGGGCTCCCTGCACAGAACCCCTTTGTATGTAAATGTGATGACGAGCGTCGAACCGGTTTTATGCTCTCGAATTGTCACCCCCCTTGGGAGTGATACTGATCCTTGTTTTTTCTGGCCCATCTCGCAACCTCTGCTAAGTCCACCCATCGCTCCTTTACGCCGTCAACTTTTAATACATGAACACCCTCAACCCATACCTTCCTTTGTATCCGTTTGTTAATGGTGTCTATTGATTCCCCCACTTCTCTGCAGTATGTAGAAATGGGTATGCAATCAAGGGAAAAATTCACTATTACCCCCAGATGGAGAGTGGCGGGATTACCCCGCCATTTTAATTAGTAGACGTATTCAGGTTTCATATCGCACAGCGTTACAGCGAACTGATCATGAAGTTCATCGCCGAGCTTCCGTTTTGCCTCTGCCAGTGATTTTTCCAGTTCAGCGAATTTTTCAATTGCGCCGGGCTCGTCAGGCTGCGGGAGGGAATTGATCTCTGCTTCGATTTGGTTTCTTGCGTTAACCATGTGATACCGCTTCACTGCATTGTTTTTCAGCTCAGTAAATAACGCGGTACCGAGAACTGATTTTTTAGATTCAATGTCAGCGCGAATGGCCGTAGCTCTATCAGTGTCATTAGCATTTTCGATTTGATCGCGGAAATCATTAGCCAGCGCCTCGACGCTGTTTGGCACATTGGTGTTGCTTGTGGGCACCTGAGTGCTGGCGGTCGCTGCTGGCGTGTCAGTAGATGACGATTCAACAATATCCTTTAGGCTGACTTGGGGTGCTGTTGGCGTGATGTCCTTCTCGTTCCGTTCTTCGAGCTCATCAGGTGTGTATACGCCCAGAATCACATCAGGGCAATAAAGCCGAGACCAGCGTTTTACAGCAAGATATGCCAACTGCTGACGCGGATCGTCAGCCCATAACGTAGAATTCCGCACTCTTGCTTGCGCCAGAAATAATTCCAATTCACGTGGGGCGTCTTCACCTTTCAATGTGGCGCGTATCCTGATACCAACGCCTTCCTCATCGGCCAGGTTCCATCCCGGAACGCGATACTCTTTCCCTTTGTCGTTTTTACGAATGGCGAATCGTCCAATGATCTTTTCCCATGGCCCAAACCATTCGTACTCAAACCGATTGGATAAAACCCCACTGCGCGAGATCACCGCGTTAACGAGTTGAGCCTCATAACCCAGCACGCCATTAATCAGATGCGTTTTCTGTGCAACAGCAAACGGGTTCATTTGCCACTGTGCGGCTTGCATAGCCACTGCCATGCAGTCGGCTTGATTGCCCTGTAAGTGAGCGGGAACTGTTGCCGCCCCCTGAGCCATAATTTGTGCGAATGCGCTAATTGCATTCAAATACTGGGAGTCAAACAGTGCAACGTTTGAGTTAACTACTGCGTTTTGCTCATTCAGTGATACGCTAGAATTTTGCATGTTCGTCCCCTTATGCTAGGCGCAGCGCTTCAAGACGGCGCTGATCAAAATCGTTTAATTCGTCGGCGTAGTCGTCGACTATCGGCGCTGGCCATTCGCCAGTATCAAAACCCGCAGCGATCGCGCGCATAGATTTTCGATACTCAAGCATGCCCAATTCCAGAAGTTCCGCAGATGCCTCGACGATGGCGATCCAGTGGTAGTTTTCGTCCTTATTGACGAAAATCCAGAAGAACTGATCGAGCGTCGCGGTTTCGCTATACATTGCCGCGCTCAGGTGATAATCGCGGTCGATGATCTCCCGGTGCAATTTGGCGCGTAGAGCATCTTGCTTAACGTTCCACATGCTGATTGTTTTCAGATCACAGCCGATGCGTACACCGTCAAGGTCAATTTCAAGGTCGGGGCGCACACGGACTTCCAGCCCTGTTTCGTCGTCAAATCCGAAATAACTCACCTCAACGGCGCGACTCGGGTGAGTCAGCAGCTTGCCTGCGGTTGGGTGGCTCAACAGCGATTTCTGAATGGCTTGGGCTGTTTCCAACTGCGCGCGGGTGACCAATATTTTATCGTCTGGATTCTCGCGCCATGCATCGAGCAGTTCGTCAGCGAATACCGCATCTGGATTAACCGATTTAACGGACTGAATCAGATCGGACTTGGTACCGGATACTTTCAACGGTTGCGGCTTCTGTGCTTCCTGCGCCACCAGATCAGGATTGATGATTGCCAACTGCTCCAGTAGCGCGTCACGGCTCCCGCTGGTTTTAACCTGCGGCGGCAGGGTGGCGTTGTACTCTTTGATGCAGGCCTTCATTTTAGCCGCGGTGACTTTTTGCCCCTCTTCTACACGCTGAAACTCTACTGGAAGAGCCATGTAATTCTCACCAGTTTGTGTAACGTCATCGCCAAGTGCTACCTGCGGCGGCAGGGTGGCGTTGTGGGCTTCAATCAACGCTTTAATATCGTCTGCAGACAGCTGCGCTGGCAGGCTGGCGTTATGCTCATCGATAAACGCGCGGATCGTTGTCGTTGTTGTGAATGCGCCCTCTGGTATTACTGGTTCAACGCTGAATTCGGCATAAAGTTGTTCCGGTTGCAGCGCCAGCGCATGCACCAAGTTACCCATGTCCAGCACTTTGGAGTTCTCACGTGCGATAGTTTTAGCTACGTGGCGAGCGTTGAAGTACATCAGGCTAACCCGCGCATCTTTCACCTGCGTTGAGCTAATGCCGTTCGCCGCGTGGTAATCGTTGTTCGATACCCCTTCATAGCGACCAGGTTCGAAGTGTGGCGGCTCGTTCGTGGCTGCTGGCTCGATTGGCTCCTCGGCCGCACCTTCACCCACCCATTTATTTACTGCTGATTCGAGAGCTGCTTTTGCTTCTTCAATAGAGCCATCATCATTCGCTGACGCTGATACCGCTGAATTAGTTTCGCTCGATTGGTTGCCAGCCGTTTCCATCTGCACATTGTCCACCCCATCATTTTCCGGTTTTTCTCCCTCATTTGAGGGGGCGATATTCATCAGCCCATCAATAGCAAACATGCCGTTGCCAACGTTTTTGATTGCTGGCTCTGGGCTAGTGGTAATTCCTTTTTCACTAATAGCTGGTAAATGGCGAGCTTGGATTAATTGGTGCTGAGATGGGTTTGCATGATCTGATTCAACCAGATTTGCGTTGATATACGGCAGCAATGACTCTGGTTTTTCTTCCACGTCTTCGCCGAAGTGACAGCTACGAATTAGCGCGAATATTGCTGCGCGAGAATAATTCAAAACCGCAGGGGCATTCCTCAGATGCTTACTCCACGTTTTGAACGGTTCCTCTTTGTTTGCGATGATCTCTTTCGCACGGCGATGTAACGCCCCCGGGATTTCGTAGATATCAAAATCCATAGGCAGAGTGGCCAGAGCGATTTCAATATCGAGTGTATCGAGAGTGTGCGTGTAATCAGGGTTACGATCCGTTTTATTATCGCCGCCAGCAATAGCGTTTGATTCAGTACGCTGTACGCCGGATTTTTTCGCCCACTTCGTTGTAACCTCTGAACGATACGGGCCTGAGCGCTCCAGACCGGAATCTTCATTACGTGCGTTTAACCACTCCTTAGCAAATGAAACGATGTCGCCTACTGTCGGCGCTTTACCGCCCTGCGGCCACACTGATTTGATTGAGTCAATCAGGCCGAACAGTGTTTCAGGGAAGCAGTGTTGCGCCTGCAGCAGTTCTTTAGCGTTGTTCAGCGCCAGCAGCAGATTCTGAACATAAGTTGCGTCCATATCGTGTTGCAGCGTAGAAATATCGGTCTGCTGTCCAGCAAACAATTTAGTAAATGAGCCGAACAGCCAGCCGCCGAGAACGCGCTGAGCGAATGACGCTTGCTCGATAGTGATTGTGCCGTCAGTTGTGTGATCATCCTGAATGCTGGTTGACGCTTGTTCTGTTGATGGAAAGCCACCTGCCCATTCTGCGGTCAGCGCATTACGGGTATCTGGTTTTGCGGCGATCCAGTCGGCCATGAACTCGGCCAGAAGCACGGGGTCGGGCTCATCATCCAGCGGGAACGCCTCTTTAACTGCTTGCACCAGCTTCCACTCGACGTGCAGCGACAGGTCGGCAAATTCAGCAACGTCGCTGGTAGCTTGCAGCAACTTCTGCAGATAGGCGTTATCAGTTTCGAGAGCGGATTCACCGGAGGCCAATTCGCTGGCGGCCAGCTGCTGTTCCTTCGTCACATGGGTCAGGTATTTGTCGTTCTGCAGGTGAATCGCCATGCGAACGCTCTTAGAGCGGTTTTCTACCAGAACCGCTGCTTCTGCAGGTGGTGTAGTGGTGTTCTTGGTGATAACTTCAGTGTATTGAGGTTCGATAATGCAGATTTTTTTGCATGTAACCCCATCCTCAGCCAGTTCGTAGCGATCGAACCAGGTGTAATCAAGGCACCCTTCTTCGGGTAAGTCGTTAAAGACAGGGAAATCAATGCGGGCGGGCAGGTTATAATCACCGCCGCGGCCAGTTTGGATTTCTTCGTCTTCCAGAATGTTCATGATTTCACGATCTGCGCGTGAATCGGATTTAGCAGATAACCAGCAGAACAAACTCTTTTTGTCTGATTTTGCTTTGGCTTTGATGAGAAACGCATAGTTGTTCATTGCGTCGCGACTCCTTTGGGTTGTAGAATCCCCTGAGCCAGTGATTGCGCCCTGTGGGGAGTGGTTATTGGTCAAAACTCGATTCCGGTAAGCTTTGGTCGGCGAACCGGCGTACTAACCCGCTTCGGCGGGTTTTTGCGTTAATGGGTGACGGAAAATAGACTGGCGGAGATAGATTTTTTGTACTGCTGGTAATCCATCCCGAACACCTTGTTTGATTCAACGATATTGATTGCCAGGTCGGTGATGCGGTCGATCGCGCAAGCAGGGCAGTGGAATTTCCCTAGCACATAGTCACCACCGATGATCACTGTGGTTTCGTGATTTTCGATGTGAATAACGCCAGCTACAGAAGAAGCGCAGTTAAACAGAGCAACAGTTTTGTTGATGGCCTCAAGCTTCATTTCGATGACTTTCATGTTTGCGTCCTAAGTTATTGGTCAAAACTCGAAAAAGCGGCGGATTGGTCTGTATGGCCCCGCACCGCCGAAAAACATCACAACAAGACACTTCTAAGCACAGCTATCACGGCCCTAACGTGATTTCGAATAGCGCTCGGAGTCGAACCGAGTAACGGGAGGGAAGCCCATTAATCACCTGATCGCTAAATTTTGTGTGATGGTCGGCGCTGATCTCCGGCATTGGCCTATCAACGGGGGTCGCCTCGATTTCTCGATTTGTCTTGCCATAGGCCTAGGGATTGATCCCTTTCGCGCGCATCAGCCTGCGCATTCACCACAACGGTAAGAGCATCCTGAAATCCGAGCTGTAGCTGAGTCGAACTCTCGCGCACCCTTTACAATGCTCTTACCGTTGTGAGCGATTCACCTAATCCGGTCCGGCAGCGCTACCTCGCCGGATTAGGTGCAAAGGGTAGTAACGCTACCAGTCGGCTTGTTGGTCTGGCCGGAAGTATCAAGTCCCGACATCACGGATTCTGCTTCTCCGTCCCGATTTCACCCCCGCTATGCTTTAGCGCGCAAACCGAGAAAATCGCCTTCAAGTCTTTCGGCTTTCGCCATGCTTTAAATTCTGTGCTCCGTAACGTGGAGCAGACGTTTCCCTAGTGCCAGCAATCCGCCAGCTAATAGCAATTGGTCAGAACTCGATCACTTTGTCGCTGGCTGTTGGCCGTCAGCCCTGATAATTCCCTCGACTGGCCAGCATTCACCGTTAACACGTTGCTCGTACATGTCTGTGACACAATCCTGATTCGTGTCGTAAACACCCAGCACTGCCTCGTGACATTCGCCAGTCGTCGTACAGATGACGAGAACCAGCGCGAATAGTGTTTCCATCAATTTCCTCTTCCCAGTAATGCCCTTGCCATAATGCGGTTAGCCGCATCCCATTTTTTACTGCTGTTTTGCGCTCTCGCCTTTTGTGCCAGACGCTGAGCCCTGCGAAACTGCCGAATATTCATCGACACCTCTGCTTCTGCCGTTGTCGCCCGGCTGGCGGAACGTTACTAAAACCTGCTGCGCTATTAATTAAGTCTCAACAACTGCCGTCATGTTCTTTCGCCTCGGGCTGGCTACTTAGCCCTTCCGTATCACTGAGTAACTCGGGGTATTGCTCAGTAGGTTGTACGTTGGAGCGTTGCTGCGTTGAAGAAAGACTACAAACAAAATTATCAATCGTCAATGGTAAATTGACAATTAAATTATCATTGATTTTTTTGTTTTCTGAATTTTAGAAAGTAACAGGCACAAAAAAGCCGCCCATGACGGCGGCTTAGAAAGCTGTGACTGATCTTTTTCTTATGCTTGGGGGTCTATCTTACGGCGGGTTAGATATTCAGCCATGAATTTATCAAGCTCTTCCAGTCTGGATGCTGCGAGATCTATGAACCTGTCCTGCTCAGAAGTGGGCAACTGGTCAAAAATAAGAAGTAATTTCTTCTGTTTTTCGTTTAATACCGTCTTGCTCTCGGTAGCTGCCTTTATAGATGCCTCTTCTTCGGGAAGCATGAAAAACCAGTAGAGTGGGCGCTGCAATGCCTCTGGTAATAGCTCCAGCTTTTCCTTTCTGGGTAAGATTCCTTTACACCATCCACTTACGGATTGTGAGTTAACTCCAACTCTGCGCCCTAACTCTGACTGAGAAACGCCAGACTCTTCCAGTGCTTGTTGTAAGCGTTCTTCGAAAATCATTGTGCATTCCAAATAAAGACATGGGTTGAGCATACAAACTTTCTTTTCAATTGTGACCAGTTAAATTTATTGACATTGAAAATTAAATTATCAATCATGTGAAAACAAATTAAGGAGGTTTCATGAAAGAACAGGTTCAAAAGAAAATTCTTGCTGTCTGTGGTAGCCAATCAGAATTGGCGCGCCGCGTGGGCAAAAACTCTCAAACGGTATCAGCTTGGTTTCGCAATGAAGTTGCCAGCGCTGAAGTGATTAATGCAAGCAGGGCGCTTGAGTGGAAAGTTACTCCGCACGAACTACGCCCAGACCTTTACCCAAACCCAACTGATGGCCTACCCAAGAAAAAGGAAGCCTAACCATGTACTCCCAAACTTATCAGGATGATAACTGCGCAAAATCGGGATTGCTGAAATCCAGAAATCAATCTCGTCAGTCTGTGTCGGCACATGCTGCTGTTCGTGACGCCGTTGATGCTTGGCAGAAAACGCTACCGGGTAAAGCGCAGGAAGCGATCGCACTGCTGGTGGTTGATGAGTGGGAACGCCGTGGCGGTCGCGGTCTGCACCTGGGCGATTCTGCGCGCAATAACCGCCAGAACCTGTTCCGCTGGTTGGATAACCCGTTTAACTCGAAACGCTATGCAGGATACATCGAGCAGTTAGCGCCGGTGATTGCTGATGTCATGCCGATCGAGATAGCGCGCCAGTACGGATTGAAGAAGGGAAAAACAAAAGCGGAGCTGGTGGCCACTGCGTCGCGTGAATGCTCAGAAGCAAAACAGGCTGCACTGCTGGGTGAGCCGCTACGAGAACTGGAGCAAAAGATAAGGGACGGTGTCATGTCGCTGATTCAACTCGCGCCGCCTGACCGTTGGGCAGCAGTTCTGGACAGTGTGACGATGTTCAACGGGATTTTTTAATCGAGTTTTGACCAATGAACCACTTGGAATTTATCGAAAAGCACGTTCGCGAGGATTTGCTTAAAAAGGGCTACACGGCTGGTATCGCTCAGGGGGGGGTAGCCAAGGCGCTGGAGTATTACCGCCGCGTCTCTCAATCCAGCGGCAAGGGCAAGATGATTGACGATTGCCTGCGTGAAGGGCGGTTGTGGGCTGAGAAGTACAGCACGAAGCAGCCAAAAACGCGAACAGCGAAGTAACGAGTTTTGACCAATAAACATTACTAAGGAGCCCAGCGATGAAAGAGCGCGGGATAATTTTTAACGGCGAGATGGTTCGGGCCACTCTTGACGGTCTCAAGACGCAGACGCGGCGAGTTGTCAGGCATCAGCCAGATGAAGACGGCTTGGCTCGACTGAGTGGCGGGCCATGGATGGATACCAGCGAGAAGGTTTATCGCTGCCCATATGGAGAGGTTGGCGATCGGTTATGGGTACGTGAAACCTGGTCTCTGCTGGGAAATGAAGATGCTTGCCCTATCGATTGGAACGACAACTTAGTCAAGGGCGGCGGGGTAGATGCTGCGCGTATTTACCGGGCCAGTTGCGAGCAGAAGCCCGGAGACTATGGCCTATGGTCTATCCCTGATGATGCTGACTGGAAGCCTCACACTGACGACATGAAATTTGAGGGAGCTTGGACTCCATCGATCCACATGCCGCGCTGGGCGTCTCGCATCACATTGGAAATCACTGATGTGCGCGTTGAGCGATTGAATGATATCAGCGAAGAAGATGCAAAGGCTGAGGGTTGCATCAATAGCCTACATCTACAAGGCGGTCGGTTTGCAAATGAAAACTTCGCGTGGCTCTGGCAATCCATCTACGGTGCTGAAAGCTGGGATGCTAACCCATGGGTATGGGTAATCGTCTTCAAGCGCATCAAGGGGGATTGATGGCTGCGCTGCCCTATATGCAACTCTACATTGCTGACTATCTGGCAGACACGATGCATCTGTCTACAGAGGAGCATGGGGCCTATTTGCTGCTGATGTTTAACTACTGGCAGACAGGGAAACCAATACCAAAAAACCGACTCGCAAAGATAGCTCGAATGGGCAACGAGCGTTGGATTTCCGTTGAAAGCTCGTTGAAGGAGTTTTTTAACGATAACGGTGTTGAGTGGGTTCATGAACGCATTGACCGTGATTTAGATGCGGTGCGTATGTCTTTAGAGCAGAAGTCTGCGGCAGGTAGAGCCTCTGCGGAGGCAAGAAAACACAAAAAGGGAACAGAAAGGCAACGAGCAGGGAACACGCGTTCAACGGTCGTTAATAATCCGTTGAAACAGGATGGCAACGGGAAGCCAACTAATAAAGATCCAGATAATAAAGAAGATCTAAAAGATAAAACCCCACACATAGCGCACGAGGAAAATTTACCCCCTGCTGAAAACAACGGACTACCGGAATACCTGCCGGGTATCGATGAACCGATCGGTAAATTTCCGATGTTTTCCGACTGGAGACCGTCGTTGGATTTTCGACAACGGGCTGCGCTGGCAGGGGTAGTTCTGGATGAGGACTACCAGCCAACTGAGTTAGCGGGTTTTGTCATGTACTGGCAGCCGGAGGGAAAAGCGTTCCACCAGCTCCAGTGGGAGCAGAAATTTGCTCGGCACATCCAGCAGGTGCGGGTGGCGGCAATAAAACAAAAAACCGGAGGTTCAAATGCAGGAACACAACAGGTCACCGGCAGTGGTGAGTCTCGCGCAATGCAGAAATTCCGCGAGGCTAGAGCCCAGCGCTACGGAGCTGATGCTGGACAGATTGTGGGAGGCGATGATCGAGATTTACACGGATCGCTGGATAACCAAGAACGGGGCGGAGCCATCGCCAGCGTGGGCGGCGGCGATTGGACATCTGACGAATGACCAGATTTCCAAAGTTATCGCTGGGTGCCTGAATCGCTGTGCTGCTGGCAATTCGTGGCCGCCGGATCTAGCGGATTTTATTTCGCTGGTTGCTGAGTGTGGGGCTAACCCGTTCGGCTTGTCCACTGAAAGCGTGATGGCGGAATACAGGCGCTGGCGCAATGAGTCGTACCGCTATTCGAGCAGCACCGAATTCCCATGGCGCCAGCCAGTTTTGTATCACATCTGCATCGAGATGCGGCGTGTAGGCACTGAACGTCGCATGGCGGACGTTGAGTTAGAACGGCTGGCGGAACGCCTTCTCGCGAAATGGATTAAACACGCAACGCACGGGATGAGTATTCCGCCGATTCGTCGCCAGCTAGCAGCGCCACGGCATTCAGCCGGACCCACTCCCGCGCAGCAATACGCAGCAGGGGTTAGATATATCAAGTAGCACGTAATTTAACCAAATCGAGATTTGACCAATGAAAACTAAGATGACAACACAGCAGCGCGTGCTGCGCTACGTTCGCCGCAACGAAGGATTGACGCGGACAGAGATTGCCCGTGGTTTAGATATAACCCGCCGCGAAGCCAGCTCAGCTCTCGGAACGCTTAGAGAAAACAATCAGGTAATCGCAGTCGGAACACCAGGGAAATACCGGTTCCATTTGTTCCGTGAAATTCACCCTAGCTTTGGCGTTCACCCCGCACAGGCTCGTTTTACTCAACTGCTGGCAGGAGTACGCGCATGAAACCTGAAATGTCTACAGCAGTGATGATTGAGCGCGTTCGTGCATTGGTACCGGAGAGCCAAGACGGCGCATTGTTAAACCAGGTAGCGAACCGCATCGAGTTGCTGTTAGCCGCTGAATCCGGCATGTCACGCGAAATGGCCTGCATTCGCCATGCGCTGGATATCCCTCCCGATCAATCAGTTCAGTCCGGCGTCGTTAATGCATTCGTGCGGCTGAATGGCGAAACGCTGGGTCTGCGCAGTCTTCTGGAGGCTTATGACAGGGCGGCGAAAGATCCTGTGTATCAGTATCAATCAGGCATCTGTAACGATGAAAATGGAGAGACAGACTGGTACTGGGATGATTGCGATAAAGGTTTTTATGATCAGTATGCAGCAGACAGGCGAAGAATCCTTTACGCAGCACCACCCCTGCCTGTAGACCATGACAGACTACATGAGGGTGCATATCGCGCTGGCCTAACTGTCGGTTGGAATTTTGGCATTGAGGGCAACAACGACGGGTTTAACCAATGCCTGAAAGCGCATGAGTATTCAGCCGTAACCCCTTCGTCTGTTGTACCAGATGAGCGCGTGGCGTATGAAGAATTCATCGCTAAACGACTTGGCGACAGAATAGACACCCTGCGCGCTAAAAACGGTGACCCGAAAAACCCCGATTACATGGCGTGGGATATGACGGTTGGCTGGATTGCGTGGCAAGGGCGCGCCGCAATGTCCCAGTCTGGAAATCCTGTTTGGAGCGGCATCGATTGGGCTAAAGACTGTGGGCCAACTCAGGCGGTACCTGAAGGCTGGGCGCTGGTTCCGGCGAAAGCCACAGCCGCAATGGTTAGCGCTGCTGGCCGTGCTGCGCGGGAATACATGGAGGAATACGGCGGCAATAGTCCACAGGTCATCTATCAAGCCATGCTCGCCGCCGCTCCGCAGTTACGCAAGGACGGTGACGCATGAAAATCATCAAACTAAGCCAACAATGCACAATTGAAAAACAAGGTGATTATGGCTGGGTGCCAGAAACCATTTATGAGCCGATATATATCGTTTCAGATCATATTGAGACGCTAGTTCCTCATGGCAATACGTCGATAAAAATGACCTCTGGTGAGAAAATTGTTGTTCGGGAAAACGTTGAGGATATTTGCAATCTGTTGGGTGCTTCAGTCATTTCATCTAATGATGAACAGGACGGTGACGCATGAAACCTGAAGCTAAAGAGCCTCTGTCAATTGTCGCAGTCGTCTCAATGAATGACGGTGAAGCGCTGGTTTTAAACCGTGAATTGGAACTGGTTTACGAAAAAATGCCAAACGGTGATTACGTTGGTGAGGATGGCCCATTTAAAAACCTGCTGTTTTTTCGACATGGGAGTGGATCATCTAAGGCGTTCGCAGGACGTGAATTAGTTCTGAAAATGAAAGATGGAACGCTGAATAAAATAAAAAATCACTGGTGGCATGGATTATTAAAAGACACTCAATCAGTGTTCGCATGTGACATCGATTCGCTGAAAAAATGCTACGTATTTAGCGGCGGTTTCAGCGTTAACAAAGAAGAGTTTGACGCACTTCGCTCCACATATACCGGTCCTGTTTATCCGTATTGGGATTACGAGAAAATAATCAAATTCGATGATATGCGAAATGATTTATACAAGCGGTTATGGCACGAAGAAAAACGGGTCAAGGAGTTAATCAAGCAGGTTAAAACACGTTACTGTCAGGTTGCAGAGCTCAAGCGACAGTGTGATGCGTTGGTTGCCGATAATGTGGGGCTGAAAGGGATTGTTGATTCAGTAACCGATCTCGACAACGAACCTCAATATCACGAATCCGGCATGGGGTGCGGTCTGGAAGACCGAAATATTACTGATCGCTACGAAGCTATGCGGCATGGCTGGGATTCGGCAATGGAGCGGGTTTACGGCGAAGTGATCCCCTGTGCGGAAGAGTTAAGTTTTCCGGCTACCGATTCGGCTGCGCGCGAGCTAATGGCGCGGGGTGTTGATCAGGCGGCGCTGGGGTTCCATGAAAAAGCGTTCGTCGCGTTTGATGGCAGTAACGAGCCAGGACTCTATGTCCGCGCTCAGTTGCAGTTATTAGCACAGCAATTACGGAATGGTGAAGCATGAGAAAATCACTGAACGCACGATGCATACGCCGTTGGACACTTAGCCTTAAGCCTCTCTGCGACTCAAAAGTTAGCCCATGGTGGCGCAAGCGGGATCTGCGTAAATTCATCCGAGACACCGCATTAACGACAGCTGATTGCATGGTTTACAGCCTCGCAGAGCATAACGCCAAATTGGATTTTAACGGCTCATCGTTTGGCTGGTCGCCAGAGTTCTCCGACTGGTTCAATGCTCGTCGGGATGGGTATATCAAGGCGGCGAGAGATTATCTCAACGAAAACGCCAGCAATGATGACGTTGACGAGGAAATCGAGAGCGAATTGGAGTGCTGGAATGACTGACGTAACGATTTTAGATATGTGCTGCGGCAGTCGCATGTTCTGGCATGACAAAAGCGATCTGCGCGCTGTGTTTGTTGATAACCGGAGCGAACAGCACACGCTATGTGATGGTCGTAGCCTGGTTATTTCGCCAGACATCATTGCCGATTTCCGCCAGCTCCCTTTCGCTGATGAGTCTTTCCCTGTCGTTGTATTCGATCCCCCGCATCTGGAGCGTGCGGGGCCGGAAGGCTGGATGCGTAAAAAATACGGTGTATTGAATCCACTGACATGGCGCGATGATTTGCGTGCTGGATTTGCCGAAGCATTCCGCGTGCTGCGACCTGATGGCGTGTTGATTTTCAAATGGAACGAAACGCAGATCCCTGTCAGTGAAATATTACCTCTGACCGAAAAAAAGCCAGTTATCACCCAGCGAGTGGGGAAAGGGGATAAGACTCACTGGATGCTTTTTATCAAATCGGGACGGGTTCAGAATAATGATTCCCATCTGCTGAACTACGCCACCAGCCGGATCATTGAGTTGGAAGCGATGTTGCTGGTGGACGCTCCTGATACTGTGTGGCCAGCAGAAGTGAAAATGGTCTATTCGCAGGTTGAACGCGCCGGAGATCTGCCGGCGCACCACCAGCGCCGCTTACATCATCACATCAATCGGATGTGGCTTGAGAAAATGCCGGTAACGGAAATCGTCAGGGCTGCACGCTCGCTGGCCGCTGCAATGGAGAATTACGCGTGAGAGAAATCATTGTTGATAATTTTGCTGGCGGCGGCGGGGCGTCTACTGGAATTGAGATGGCGATCGGTCGCAGTGTCGATATCGCGATTAATCACGACCCGAACGCGATCGCGATGCACACCACGAATCACCCGGACACATTGCATTACTGCGAATCAGTGTTTGATATCGATCCTGTTGCTGCAACTGCTGGCCGTCCTGTTGGTTTGGCTTGGTTTTCGCCTGATTGTCGGCATTTTTCAAAAGCCAAAGGCAGTAAGCCGGTGAAAAAGGAAATCAGAGGGCTGGCGTGGATTGTGTTGCGCTGGGCGCTTTCGGTTCGTCCGCGCGTGATGATGCTGGAGAACGTGGAGGAATTTAAAACGTGGGGGCCATTACTGACTAATGACGATGGAACGCAGCAGCCAGATCCGGCGCGGGCGGGAGAAACGTTTGAAGCGTTTTGCGGCATGTTGTCGGATGGAATTCCTGCCGATCACCCAGCTTTAGCCGAAGCGTGCGAATTTCTGGGGATTGGACCAGCCAGCGAGCAGGGAAAACAGCTTATTCGCGGGCTGGGTTACAACGTCGATTACCGCGAGCTGCGCGCGTGTGATTACGGTGCGCCAACGATTCGTAAACGCTTTTTTATGGTGATGCGCTGTGATGGGCATCCGGTTGAATGGCCAGAGGTCACACACGGCGATCCGAAATTGCCCGCAGTGCAAGCAGGAAAATTGCAGCCATGGCGCACAGCTGCTGAATGTATCGATTGGTCAATTCCTTGCCCATCTATTTTCGAGCGCAAAAAACCTTTGGCCGAAAACACATTGAAGCGTATTGCGCGTGGTTTAGAGCGGTTCGTTACCAACAATCCGAATCCGTTTATCGTGAAATGCAATCACACATCAACGAAAACCAGCTATGACTGTTTCCGTGGTCAGTCGCTTGATGAGCCATTGCAGACGATTACGCGCACGCATGGTTTTGCTGTTGTTCAACCGTTTTTGGTTGGTGCTGGTGGCCCGAAGTATTCAGCAAAACCACGTTCAACAGAACAACCCATGAACACCATGTGCAATACGAATCACTCTGCGCTAATAACTCCGTATATCGCTCGCATCGGTCAGACGGGGTTTGGCGGCGATCGCATGGCGTATGATGCTAAGGACCCGCTGACAACTGTCGTAAGCAAGGCAGAACATCTTCTGATTGCTCCGGTCATTGCGCGTCAGTTCGGTAACAGCGTTGGTCACGGCCCCGAAGAACCAAATGGCACAATCACGGCTGGTGGTGGCGGTAAAAGCCAATTGGTTTCTGCGTTCTTAGCCAAGCACTTTGGCGGTAATTATACCGGCGCAGGTGTGGCGATGGATGAACCGGCACACACAGTTACAACAGTCGATCATCATGCTGTCGTAGCTGCACATCTGCTGGTTAATAATACTGGGCATCCAGGCGGCAGTGTTGACGCGCCAGCTCATACGATCACAACTGGTAATCATCATGCACTGGTAACCTCGAACCTCATAAAAATGAGAGGGACGAACACAGGCCAGCGCACTGACACGCCGTTGCAAACTGTGACCGCAGGCGGAAATCATTTCGGCGAGGTTCGTGCTTTTCTCTTGAAGTATTACGGCAATGAGAAAGAAGGCGTCAGCTTGGATGAGCCGCTACACACAGTCACGACGAATGACCGGTTCGGGCTGGTTACGGTTGAAGGCATAGATTATCAGATCGTTGATATCGGGATGCGCATGCTGCAACCGCATGAGCTGTATGCGGCACAGGGTTTTCCTGAGTGGTACATCATCGATCAGGATTTTCGTGGCGTGAAATACGCAAAAGATAAACAGGTGGCGCGCTGTGGTAACGCCGTTCCTCCGCCATTCGCTGAGGCACTAGTTAGGGCTAACCTTCCTGATATGTGCGTTAAAAAACAACAGGCTGCATAAAAACATCAGGCTCTTAGGAGCCTTTTTGTTGCAAATGGAAATATTTTATATAGTATCTTTACTGTATGGATGTACAGTAATTTTTAAGGTGGAATCGTGGCAGCAAAATTACCAGCCGCAGGCTACGCAGTTGTCCGTTGCAGTGACGAGGTTGTCGTTGCAACATTTCATGATTTCCCAGATTTCGATCGCGCCCTGACGTACAGAAAAGGTGATGAAATCTCATTTATGCCACTCAAATCTGATGAAATTATAGGAACGCCGACGCTCGTCACACAAATGTTAGAACGAGCCGGATATCGAGTAAGCCAAGTTTAAAATAACGATATATAATTCCCGCTGATGGCTTGAACAACCATCAACTGCTGCGCCAACGGAGATAAGCCAATGGCGCAATTATCACTTGTAATATCATCTGGCGGGATACTCGTCCCATCAATGCCAGATACACGCGAATACCTGAGTCGACTTAAGGTCGGCTCGGTAATTTGTGCTGACTTTAAAAAGGCAAGAAATCCCGCTTTTCATCGCAAATACTTCTCTTTGCTCGGCCTTGGTTACGATTACTGGGAGCCGGTTGGCGGAACAATATCGCCTGCTGAACGCGAGTTCGTTCGCGGCTACGTCAGATATCTTGCGAACCAAATCGGGGTAGAGGACGCCCTGAATACCGTTGCTGATGCTTACTTTGACGACGTATCACAGCAGCGAGTCGTCAATATTTCCGCTACAAAATCCTTTGATGCATTCCGTCGCTGGGTGACCGTTGAGGCTGGTCACTATGATGCGTTCATCATGCCGGATGGCAGCATTCAGAAAGAAGCCCGATCGGTGTCGTTCGCCAAGATGGACGACCTGGAATTTAACGACCTCTATAAAGCCACTCTTGATGTTCTCTGGAATTTTATTCTTCGCCGAAATTTCCCATCTCAACAGGCTGCTGAGAACACGGCGTATCAACTAATGGAATACGCCGCATGAGGAAAATTTATCGCAGCAAAAAATGGCTGGCTGCTGTTGGCAGTATTGATCAGTGCGTTTTGTGCGGCTCTTGGGGAACACAAGTTGCACACAGAAACGAAGGAAAGGGCATGGGAATCAAAGCCGATGACTGCGCGACAGCTGCTATCTGTGCTCATTGCCACACGGAGATCGATAACGGTAAGGACCTGACCCGAGATGAACGCCGCCAGATGATGGATCGAGCGATTGTTCTTACCGTAATTCTGATTGCCCGTAATGGGCTGGTGGTGCCGAAATGAAAACCTACAACATCACCCCGCTCGGAAAACCACGCATGACCCAGCGTGATAAGTGGCAAAAGCGACCGCCAGTGCTCCGGTACCGCGCATTTTGCGATGAGGTGAGATTAAACAAAATTACTCTCCCCGAAAGCGGTTGGCATGTAACGTTCGTGTTGCCGATGCCACCGAGCTGGAGCAAAAAGAAGCGCGCTGAAATGAATGGTAAACCCCACCAGCAAAAACCGGATAAAGACAATCTGGAAAAGGCATTGTTGGATGCGATTTTTGACGATGACAGCCGGATATGGGATGGCCGAGTATCAAAAATTTGGGGTGAGGTTGGGAAAATTATTATTGAGGAGGCAGCATGACCCCACGCCAACGCCGTCAACATAATGCAGGATTGGGAGTTGTAGCTACTGCACCTCGGAAAAGTTATCTGGGGCGCTTTACTCCATTAACCAGCGTCCAGTCTGGCTGGATAAAATCATTACTCACCGCATGGGGCGAGGGAGTAAGGGGAGAGGCAGGCCCCCGAATGCCGCGGGGACATGCATGCTGGAATGGCCTGAGAGGTAATCGATGGTCGGATAAGGCGCTGGAGCGCTTTACGGCTGCATTGAATCAAGCTCGTAGCGAGGGCTATAAAGGCCAGCACGTAATGAATCGTGCTCACGCCATTCTCTGGCCGCATACTCCCGTAAGTGTTATCGATCAGGCTATTCGCAATGATGATGCTGATTTTGTTGAGCAGTGCGTATTACTGGCATTAGATGTTAATGATCCGGTCTACCTGGTGGGTGTTCAGTATTACACCACGCGCAAAAAAATCTCAGATATTACTCGCGAGCTGCAGGCGATTGCGCCGTGGCTAACTGAAAGCGAAGCGAGAAGACGCGTCCGCTGGTGTCTTGATATATTCAGGGCAAAGGTTTTTTTGTCGTCCCGAAAGCTATTAACTGAGCAGGTATAAGTTATTTTTTTTGATTATTTGTGCTATTTATCTATTTATATATTGAAAGTGAGCCAGAAAATTGTTTAATGTGTCCATGCTTGGCAGAGCTACGACATGATAACAGCGATGGCAGGTCACAATCTGACAAATTCGAAAACCTCGCTACTGCGGGGTTTTTGCTTTCCGGCGATACGACAGGGGTATTCGCGAGATGCATTGCATCAGTACCCCTGTCATAGCGCCGAATTGCAAAAAAAGAAAACACCGAAACCCGCCATCAATGCGGGTTTTTTTATAACTTCAGGAAATGGGCGATCACTAACAGTGGTCAGACTGCCAGTGATCATTTACCCCACGTGCTAGGTCATGAAGTAAACCGAGGCCCAATCGTCTAGCCAGACACGGCCGATAGTATCGGAATACTGTATATATGACCAGTTTAATAAAAGGCCAAAAACCCCCGTTATTCTACGGATCGGTATGCTCAGGCATTGAGGCCGCGAGTGTAGCGTGGGCGGATTTTGGGTGGCGTCCCGCGTGGTTCAGTGAAATTGAACCGTTCCCGTGCAAGTTGCTGAATACGCGCTATCCCAGCGTGAATAATATTGGCGATATGCTCAGAGCCCCATCGTTATTGCGATCAGGGGAGATAATCGCGCCAGATATTTTAATCGGCGGCACGCCATGTCAGGCGTTTAGCGTGTCAGGCAGGCGGGAGGGTTTAAGCGACCCGCGAGGCCAATTAACGCTGGCGTTTGTTGATATTGCCGATGCAATAGACGATGTGAGAAAGGGCGCAGAACAGCCAGAGTCAATTATTGTTTGGGAAAACGTAACAGGGGTATTAAACAGTGCAGATAACGCATTCGGCTGCTTTCTCGGCGCGCTGGCCGGTGAAAGTAGCGCATTACAGCCAGCAAGGGGAAGATGGCCGAACGCTGGTATTGTGTCTGGACCATCGCGCACCGTCGCTTGGCGAGTTCTCGACGCTAAATATTTCGGAGTCCCCCAACAGCGTAAGCGAGTGTTCGTTATTGCAAGCGCTCGACCAGGCTTCGATCCCGGAGCCGCTTTATTTGAGTTCCAGCCAGTGCGCTCGCGCTCTAAAAACTATTACGGAGCGTCGAAAAAATCCGAATCAAGCACTGCTTCAGGCATTGAGAGAGAATTCAAAACCTACAGCATAGACGCGATCCCGCGCTACACCGGAACGCTGGTGGCCAACTATACCGGAACGTCATCGCAAGACATGGCTATGCTCGGCGGACTGATTACAGAGACAAACCCTCTCAGAGTTCGCAGGCTTACTCCTACTGAATGTGAGCGGTTGCAGGGATTTCCGGCTGGTTACACTGATCTGGGCGGCACATCACCGACACGTCGCTATCATGCGCTGGGTAACTCGATGGCTGTTCCTGTCATAAAGTGGCTGGGGGATCAGATTGAAGGGCGGTTAACTTCATAACGAACAGGATAAAGCCACTGCTTGCGCGGTGGCTTTTGTGCTCAAAACTCAAATACAGAAATAATCCTGATGCGTTTATCGGCAGCGTAAAGCCGCGCATCTTTTGAGTCGAACGGTGCGCCAATCACTCCAGTTAGAATAATAAAATCAGCAAGATCGTCCCGAACTAATTTTATTGCTTCAGAAGCTGCGCCAGCCTCTGTTGAAAATGGATTAGCTAATGATTCCATGAGGCGATCATACGCTTTCGATAATTTTTCAATCTTTCCTCGCTGATTCTCGAATTCTGCTGGGAAAAATGAAAACCCGCGCTCAGGAAGCAGAAATTGATGACCGGAAAAATTAATTATTGCAGCGTCGTACATTATTTGGCCTTTTCGGGTGGTTGAGGGAGTTCTCGGCGAACAGAGCACAACTTTACTCCGTCAGAACTTTCAATTACGAGCCATTCAGCATTGATCCAGTCTTGCACTTTTTGCGGTCGTACTAATTTTCCGTCTTTGCTGATGTGACGAGCGAAAGCAGCCTGGTTACCGCCGAAATATTTATTGATGTATTCAATCAGTGTCATTTTCACTGCCGTCGCATGAAATTATGTGATTAATTTTTTTTAGCAGAGAGATGCAATCATAGTCATCAGAATCAATATCTGAGTATTCCCCACGCTCAATTTTTATTAATGCTCCGTTGAAAAATGAGTTATGGGTGATTTCGTGATCAATGATGCATTCTATTTTCTCTAAAACTTCATCTGAAACGTCGAAGGGGATGGTTATCGTAGTCATTGCCGCTCCTATTCTTTCTCTGTGAAGTAATCGACGTAGTGTTTTGACGCGCTTCCGCGTAGATCGTCAGGGTAACCTTTTGCAGAGAACCAACTCGGATACTTTCTGGCTTTCTCTCGCCATGTATCTTTCATGCTGGCATGAATATAATTACCCTCACGTAACTTTCTGAGGCAGTTATTTATGAATGTCACCTCACTATCACTGGGGGCATGAAGAACTACGGGTTCTATGTCAACGCTTTTGACTGTGTTGATGCTGGCTGTGCCGAGTCGTCGCTGAAATTCATCCATTGCCATTTTTATTAGATCGGCAAGGGCGTGATCGGATAGGCTCTCGATGCTTATTTCTTTGCTTATCTTCTTCATGTAGCCGTCACTTAATTAGATATCAAACTCATAAGTACAATCTGGCGGCGCAATAAAAAGCGACTTGTATCTAGAAATCATTGCATTTTCGATTTCCTCTACTGACATGACGCGATCTCTCATACGCAGAGTGTCTTCCCATTCAGGAAATGCATTGAATGCACTGACATCAATACCCCGATAGTCTCGTACTGAAATTTTTAGTTTAACGCTATATTCAAAGCCGTATTCGTCGTAGCTCTCATAGACTAACGACATTTGATTGTTATCGTAATTCATGGTGTGGAGAGGTTTCATAACTACCTCAGTTGCTTGATAGCCATAATTTTAAGTCGCTCCCCTTGCGGAAATTCACTCCGATCAAGGAATCAAGAATCTGACGAGCTATTTTCATTTGTTTAATTTTAGCGATAGCAATCATAGCTGCATCTGCGTAGCCGTTTTTACCCGCTGCTCTTGCTAGTACCGCGCCATCAGCGAGGATTGTTATAGCTGCATAAGCAACGTCAACCGCATACTCCTTTTGTTCAAAAGAAACCGCTGTTGTGCGGTTTATCATGTGAGATTTTTTGAGGCACTCAGCGAAGTATTCCACGGCATTCCCGCCAAGCGTGGTAGCCAGATAATGAGCATCCACCCATGCAAATTTGAATATTTCTGATTTTGTCATTCTGAGTGCCTCAGCATCGTTTCAATGAATTAAATATAACCGAAAATCGGTTATATTGCGAATTTTATTTCCACCTTTTTAATCACACACAGCGCCCCGTACAGCGGAGGTGAGGCTATGACCAAGATGAGCACTATCTACAGCAGGTTATCATACGGAACAGGCACGACATTGGCTGGCGGCGGCGTCTCTGCAAAAGCATACGCCGCTACCACCGCCGATAATGCGTGGCTAATTGAGAAAATTGCGGGGCTTACGTTGAGCGATTGGGCAATCATCATCGGTATTACATGCACGGTAGTTACGTGCTGTGTGAATTGGCACTACCGGCGAAAAGAGTACCAGTTGAAATTAAGAGGCGGTGATACGGCATGAGCAAAAGAAAAATAGTGGCTGGTGTCGTTTGTTCAGTTGGTGTGATTATCGGGATCGTGCTCGATAACGGACAGGTCAGAACGAATAAGGCGGGGCTGGAGTTAATCGGTAATGCCGAGTCGTGTCGTCGTGACCCGTATGTATGTCCGGCTGGCAGGCTGACGGACGGTATCGGTAATACGCACGGCGTTGTGAGCGGAACGCGAAAAACCGATGAGCAGATAGCTGCAGATTGGCAAAAAAACATTCTGGATGCTGAGCGCTGCATTAATCGTGAATTCCGTGGGCGCGATATGCCAGATAACACGTTTTCTGCGATGGTTTCTGGCGCGTTCCGGCTGGGTTGTACAGGACTAAAAACCTACTACAGCAGCGCCAGCGGCCAGCGTGTGCAAACGTCAATTCACAAATGGGCGCAGGCTGGTAGCTGGGCGAACATGTGCAGCCATCTGCCGGATTTTGTCAACGGTGGCGGCCAGCGTTTGCCGGGGCTAGTTATTCGTGCTGAAAAAGAGAAAGCGCTATGTCTATCCGACATTCAGTAATCATTGCCGCGGCGTCGCTGGTGGCTGGGATAGTGATCGGCGGTTACGTTCAGGGCTTGCGTTGGGATGCAGATGCTGCGGAGTTAGGTCGTCAGCAGTCTGACAACATCAGCGCAGGGCAGCAGGCAATCATTGCGCGTCAGTCGTTTGATTTCCATCGCTATAACGAGATAGCCCGCAACGCGAATCAGTACGCTATCAACATTCAGGGTAAATCAGATGAAAAACAGATTGTTTACCGGACAATTATTAAACGTGACCCAGTTAGTGGTAAGTGCGTGCCTGATGATGTTGCTGATCGGCTGCTCGACTACACGCACCGTTTACGTGCCAGCGCAATGCGTACCACTGCCAGCGGAACTGACACAACCGGTGCTGGTGCCGCTGCCACCGGCTGCCGATTGACATACGGGCAGGCGGTCTACTGGATTGACCCACTGCTAACCGCCATTGATCAGGCTAATAGCCAACTGGCAGGTATACTTGACGCTGAATCAGATAGAGCGAGGGGCACGATTGCCGTGGATGTTGAAAGCCGCAAAGAGTAGGATTAATTACCCATCAAATTGTTTATAAGAAAAGCACATGTGTACCGAATACATTAATGGGCGAGAGGTTTGCTCTTTATCTCGCTCTTTTGATAAGCAGGAAACTTTCAACCCCAATTTAGAGGGTAAAGTATTAGCAGAGGCAATGGAGCTTATCAAAGAGTGTGACGGCGAATACTGTCATGGTCCAGAAAAAAGCACGTACTATTGCGGTGATACGGGTTTGACTAAAATTAAGTATACAGTCACCTACTACAAGAAAAGGCTGAAATAACTTGTTCACTTTTGGTTGGAGGAGTTATGTCACACAATTTAGGTGATTTGCCGCACGACGAACGGGACAAAATTAACGTCGATTTAGCGGCGTCTGGCGTAGCGTACAAAGAGCGCATGAATTTGCCTGTGATTGCCGAGCAGGTCGAGCGCGAACAGCCGGAACATCTGCGTGAATACTTTCGCGAAAGGGTGGCGCATTACAGGGATGTGAGCAGAACGCTACCGCGTGGCACTGATGCGGTGTATCAGCAGATGTCAGAGACCAACAGCAAGAAGTAAACAACCGACTTTACTGTCTATCATGGCCCTTGCAGAAATGCAGGGGCTTTTTGTTTCAAAAATCACTACGGGAATATTCCAAATGGGAAAGCCAATCAAGCATTTCAATGTCAGGATTATTACAAGTGAGATGATCAGTAACGGTTGCCCGTCATGCATAGTGGGTCAGCAGCGGGAGCCTCAGCCGAATATTCAAAATGGCTTCATTATCTATGAAAATCTTGATGGTGGTATTGATGGAGTCAATCTGTCAGTAGTCGCCAAATTCATCATTGAACCTGAGTACCAGCAAGAGAATTAAAATGGCAAAGCCGGATATGGAGTCTATCAAGCGCGATTACTGTGCCGGTGAACTCTCTATTCAGAAGGTTGCCGACAAACACGGAATAGCGAAGTCCACTTTAATCGACATGGCGAAAAAATCTAAATGGGTTCGCCAGAAAAAACCGACCAAAATCCCCGACCAAATCAAACAAAAATCCCGACCAAAAAAAACGGTCGGACGGTCGGACGGTCGGACGAATTTACAGTCATCAAAATCAATTCCTCAAATTGAAAATCAAATTGATTCTAATTGCCCAGCGATTGAAAGCGCGGACGATGACTGGACGCTAAACCCTGATGAATACGGGCTTAACGACATGCAGGCTCGTTTCGTTAATGAGTACCTTAAAGACCTTAACCGAGTCGCCGCATATAAGCGGGCAGGGTACAAGTGTGAAGGGCAGCAGGCTTATGCTGCCGCATCGATCCTTTATAGAAATTTAAAGGTCAGCCGAGCCATTCGCGATGCTCTGGACGCGAGAGAACGCCGCACCCAAATCACACAGGATGACGTGTTGAAAATGTGGTGGGAGATTGCGACCGCTGACGCCAACCAGATTACTGAATTGCGCCGCTTGTGCTGTCGTCACTGCTGGGGATTCGGCTTCCAGTATCAGTGGCAGGATGCGGTAGAGTTTGAAGAAGCGAGCGACAGAGCAACACAGGCCAAAAAGCCAGTACCGAAAGATAACGGCGGTTATGGCTTTGACGCCCAGCTCGATCCCAATCCTGAATGCCCACGCTGTAACGGTATGGGTGTTAGCCGGTCGCACTTTCATGACACGCGAGATTTACGCGGCGCAGCTCGTCGCCTGTACGCTGGCGTGAAAGAAGGTAAATTCGGTCTGGAGGTCATCACCCGCAATCAGGACGACGCACTGAAAATGGTTGCTCAACATCTGGGTATGCTGAAAAACCGAACTGAGTTAACAGGCGCTGATGGTGGTCCGATCAACCAGGTGAATTACACACCGGAGGATTACGCAAAAGCGCAGGCGGCGTTAGAAAATCAACTGCCTGATTTGGATTGATTGCAGCAGAGAAAACACAGGAAAAAATCGGTTTCATCTGTCGTTTTGCTCGAACTGCAATAGTGGCGTTTTGTTATCAAAATGTTGTTGTCGAAAATCCTCATTTATTACCGAGAAAACCCACGCTTTTAACGCTTTCGTGGCGATTTTGTCGCGAGTGCCGATCGCGTGGTGCGCAAAATCTACAATATGTTAAATAGCCCCCAAAACGGGCAAAAATCGGGATTGAAAAATGACACAGTTACTCGAATGGGAAAATCTGGATTTCCCCGCTCGGGTAGCCCTGAAATCCAAGTCTGAAAAATCATTCCTCAACTTCACCCGCCTGTGGTTTGAGATGTTGCAGGGCGATCGCTTGCTGGTGAACTGGCATCACAAAATGATGGCCAGCAAAATTGATGATCTGGTGGCTGGCAGATTGCAGCCCCGAAACCTGATTATCAACGTTCCGCCAGGTGGCACAAAAACCGAGTTCGTTTCCGTCCACCTACCAGCCTATATCAACATGCTGGTGCAAACGGAAAAGCTCAGGAAATTCCGCAATCTCAATATTTCATTTGCTGACACGCTGGTAAAGCGTAACTCACGCCGCACGCGTGACATCATCGCGAGTCCTGAATACCAATCGCTATGGCCGTGTCAGTTCGGCGTAAATCAGGCTGAGGAATGGGAGGTCGTCAACGGTCGCGGTCGCACTGTTGGCCAGACGGTTTCACGTTCCAGTGGTGGGCAAATAACAGGCGGGCGTGCTGGTTACCCCGGTCCTGATTTTTCCGGTTTCGTTTGTCTTGATGATTACAACAAACCTGAGGATATGTTTTCCGGTACCAAACGTGAGAACGCCAACCGCCTGCTAGTGAACACCATTCGTTCACGCCGTGGTGACAAATCAAAAGACCATCCGACACCGTTTGTATCCATCCAGCAGCGTCTGCATACCGACGACGCCACCGGCTTCATGCTCGCGGGTGGGATGGGGATGGATTTCCACCACGTCACAATCCCTGCGCTAGTTAGCGAAGAGTACATCGATTCGCTGCCGGAGCCGTGGCGGTCGCTGTGCTGGTTCTCCGTTAAGAAGACCGAGAGCGTCGTTGTCGGCGGCGTTCGCTACTGGTCGTACTGGCCTGTAAACGAATACGTCGGCGATTTGCTGCGGCTGTGGGAGCGTGATGAATACACGTTCCTGTCTCAATACATGCAGCGTCCGCGTGCGCTCACTGGTGGGTTGATTGATACCGACTGGTTCCGGCGTTACACGCATCTGCCGCAACTCACGCACCGCGCCGTCTACGTCGATACAAACAGCGGGAAAGTTGAGGATTTCAATGACTACACCGTTTTTACGCTGGTGGGCATGGGCATCGACGGAAACCTCTACATCATCGATAGCGTTCGCGGGAAATGGGATCCAGAGGACCTGTTAAAAACGGCGATTGAGTTGTGGGAGAAATGGCGACCATTTGATCGCAAGCGCCCCGCACCTCTTCGCCACATGGGAATTGAAGATAAACAAGCGGGACAAGGCTTAATCACCACGCTGAAAAAACGCAAAGCGCTGCCTGTTCTGGAAATCCCGCGCGGCGCAGGACAAAACAAGCTGATCCGATGCCTGAACACCGTCCCTCAAATCAAAACGGGGTCGGTATTCATTCCCGCTCTGCTAACCGATGACGGGCAGCGAGTCGATCAAGTTTATTACGCAGATGGAACCGTGGCCGCACGAACTGATTGGGTTATGCCGGCACTCGCCGAATGCGCGGATTTCTCCGCAGATGACAGCCACAAAAACGACGACATTCTCGATACGTTTATGGACGCAATCGAGATCGAATTAATTTCCGGCGCTGGTGCCGGGTGGGGATGGGTTTAACGATGACCGAGAGTAAATACGGCGGAAAGCCCAGAATCCGAGTTAGTAATGATGGTCTGGCTAACATGATGACCGGAATGGGGACGGAGCGTGACCGAAGAACGTTTAACCGTTTCATGTTCAACATGCTGCAAGATTTTGCAGAGCTGGAAGCTGCTTACATTGATAACTGGATCGCCCGCGACATCATTGATATCCCGGTGGATGATTCAACTCGCGAATGGCGGGAGTTTGCCTCCGATGATGCGACCGCCATTCGTGAAGCGGAGAAGTTCTACAACGTTCAGGCTGTAACGCAGGATGCGTTTAAATGGGCTGGCGTATATGGCGGCGCTGGCACGTTGATGATTACTGACCAGCCATTCGACAAGCCACTGCGCGTAAAAAAAATAAAAAAGGGCTCGTTAAAACGTCTGCTTGTTCTTGATCGCATGTTTATCAATGGGCAGGCGTTTAACGTCACTAATCCGCTGGCAGAAAATTACATGCTGCCGGATTACTTCGTTGTGAACGGCGGCTCTCAACAAATCCACTATAGCCATTTTGTGAAAGCGCCGGGTGCGCCACTCCCGATGCGATTACGGATGATAAATGGCGGGTGGGATGACAGCCGTTTGCGTCGATGCTTAGAGGACGTAAAAGATGCGGTTTCTGCCAAAGGGGGTGTTGCGGCGCTGATTCAAGAGGCAAACATTGACGTCATCAATAGGGAAAATCTGGCTAACGATCTGGCAGCTGGCGACATGGATGATGTCATAGCGCAGCGATACAACATTTTTGGAATGATGAAATCCCTCTATCGTCTGGCGCTGCTGGATAAGACTGAGGAGTTTGATCGTAAGCAAATATCATTTGGTGGGCTCGGCGAAATCCTGTCTGTGTTGATGGAATGGACGGCTGGTGCCGCAGGCATTCCCATGACGCGCCTATTTGGCGTTCAGTCAAAAGGGCTCGGCGATAGCGGTCAGGGGGATATGAACAATTACTACAACACCATACGTGGTGGTCAGGAATCGAAATATCGTCCGTTCCTGAAGCGGATTGACGAGGTGTTGATTCGCTCGACGCTGGGTGCCATGCCTGACGGTCTCGATTTTGAGTTTGCCCCGCTATCTCAGCCTACTGATACCGAGCTATCCGCACAGCGGCTGGCAGATGCGCAGGCTGATGAACTCCGTTTGCAGCAGGGCGTTGTTCGCAAATCTCAAGTGGCGCGAAAGCTGATGGAGCAAGGCGTTTATGGTCTCAAAGAGTCTGATATTGCCAATCTCGAATCTGACGAAAAAGCAGAGCGGGACGGTGATTACGAATTCCAGCTTGCAGAGTTTGCAAGAGCTAATGGCGAAAACGCCAACGCGCCGTCGAGCGCCAATCCGGCCAATCAAGCCGAATGACGCTGCTGAGCGGTTTTATCGGGCACAGCTCCGCGACATTGTTCGGCAAATGGCGCAGGCGGTTGATGAGGCGCTGATTCCGGTACTGCGTCGTAACTACACAGCAGACAGCAATCTAACCGACATTCTGAAAGAAGCCATACGGCAGGCGTCAGAGCGATTCATGAATACGGCGTTTCAACGCAATGCTGAGCGACTGTCTCAACGCGTCGTCAGTCGTGCTGAGTCGGACAGTTCGGCGGCGTTTGTTGAGCAGATAAATCGCGCTATCGGTATTGATATGACCGCGCTGATGGTTAGCGAAAATCTCGTCGACTATGTGGATGCGTCAATAGAGAGCAACGTTGCGCTGATTAAGTCGCTGTCATCGGATTATTTCGAAGATATCCAGATGCAGGTGTTTGACGGGATCCTGCGCGGTGATTCGCTCACAACCATTGTTCGTAATCTGCAACACAGTACGGGAACCGCATACGACCGCGCACATCTGATAGCACGTGACCAGACTGCAAAAATTCAGGCTGATATCACAAGCGCCCGCCAGCAGAACGCAGGCATTGATCGCTTTCGCTGGTCAACGTCGCAAGACGTGCGTGTGAGCGGAAACCCCGCGGGGAAATATCCCCTCGCCAAAATATCGTGTTTCGCTATCTCACGGATAGATGTTGGCATGGGTGCCGGCGTTTACCTGTGGTCGCGTGGTGCGAAATATAATGGTCAAACTGACCTATTCCCCGGCAGGGCACACATCGGATGCCGCTGCCATGCCATCCCACAAATCAAAGGTCTCGACTACTGAGGACTAATCATGCGGATCACTATCCGTGACCGCGTGGCGTTTCCCGTTCCATCCCAACGAGAAATCACACCTGAGGGCTATTTAAAAGTCCCCGGTCGGGTTGCTCGCGTCGGTATCCAGCAATATCTGGCGTCCGAATTGGGACTAACGGACAGGCCACCCGGTCAGCTCGTTAATGTCTACCGTCCACCTGAGGAGGTTTTTAAGCCCAGCAGCCTAGCGAGCTACGACAACATGGATGTCACCATCGATCACCCTGATGACCTGGTGGATTCCACTACGTTCAAAGAGGTGACGGCCGGACATGCAATATCGTCCGGTCGGCAGGATGGTGATTATGTCGTCGTTGATTTGCTGATTAAAGACCAGCAGGCCATCGATGAGATCGACGCGGGCAAGGCTGAGTTGTCAGCGGGTTATACATCCGAGTATGACGAAACGCCCGGCACTGCGCCGGATGGTACGCCATACGAATTCATTCAACGTGACATCAAAATTAACCACATTGCGTTATGTGACCAGGCTCGCGCTGGCCGCAAGGCGCGATTATTCGATGCTAAACCAACGGGAGAAAACCCCATGCCATTTATTGTTGTGCTGGATGCCGGCACGCGCGCGACGGTTGCAGAAGAGGCAACCGCTCAACTACTTCAGACCAGTTTTGACAGCCTGAAAAAGCGCGTAAAGGATGCCGAGGAAGAGAAAGAAAAGGCCGAGGCAGCGAAAGACCAGACGGAAGAAGAACTGGAAAAGGAAAAGGCCAAATCCGACGCGAAAGATGAAGAGATCGAGAAACTGAAGGAGAAAACCTCTGAAGACTCGATTTCCAAGCTGATCGCCGAGGTCGTGTCTGTCCGTGATTCCGCTGCGAAAATTGCGGGTGAGAAATTCTCCTGCGATTCACTCGACCCGCTGCAAATTAAACGCGCCGCGCTGGATGCCGCAGGGATTAATTGCCGCAAACACGGCTCATGGGACAAGGCTCCTGATGCGTATGTTACGGCCTATTTTGACGCGGAAGAGGAACGCCGTGAAAACGACGATGACGATGATGAAGACGATGAAAACAAGGGTAAGACCTCTACTGATTCGTTGAGCGGATTCTCTCGCGACATGGCGAAGGTAAAAACGGGTGATGCTCAGACGCAGCGTGATAGTTCGCGGCAGGCATTTATGGACAAACGTTACGGCAAGACTCAGGGGGATAAATAATGGCTATTGCTCAGGATAGCTTTCCGCTCTTTCGCGGCAAAGCGTACGAGGGGCAGATCTCAACAACCGATGTTGTTGAAGTAATATCTCGCAATGTTGAAACGGCGCTGGTGTCGTTTGGGCGTGCCGTTGTACGCGGTTCTGCGCCCCGCAGTTGCGCGCCTGTTTCTGCTGCGACAACTGCGGCAGAAATCATCGGATTCAGTGTGCGTTCGCTTGCTGAATTCAGCCCATCAGCACCAACCAACCCGCCCAATTATGCCTCTGGATATGACGTCAATCACGTTGCATCCATTTTGCGCCGTGGGCCGATGTTTGCGCTGTGTGTCGACGGTGCTGATGCAGGCGAAGCCGTCAGCGTCATTCTGACCGCAGGTGTGAATCAGGGGCGGCTGACTACCGGCTCTGGTGCTGGCCTGCTGGTTCTCAATCAAGTTAAGTGGGTTGAGGATGTCGCGGCTGGTGAAGTGGGTGAAATCCGCGTTGACGGCATTTTGAACGTAAGCGCATAAGCGGAAGGAAAAACAGAATGAGAAAAAGTGCGTACGATATGGCCCCTGCGGCGGTCATATCTTTCATGGTGCAGCAGGCGGCGCATATTGAGTCCGAGATTTACCGTCTGGAATATCCGCAGTTCAAATACGGGTCGCTGTTGCCACTGGATGACAGCGCTCCTGATTGGTCAAAAACAGTGGTATTCAGAGCGGTTGACTCAAGCGGGGAACTGAAGGTGATGGGGCCAAACTCTACAGACATTCCGACTGTAGATATCGCCATGAGTCAGGGTTTTCACGAAATTAAAACGGCAGCACTCGGCTACACGTATTCAATTGAAGAGATTAATTTCTCAATGCTGAATAACGTGAATCTTGACGCTGAGCGCGGTCAGGCGGTGCGGGACGTTGTTGAGCAGGGGATGAATAAAATTTATCTGCTGGGAGACAAGGGGATCGGCGAGGGGTTATACACCAGCCCTAACGTATCATCTGAAGCGGCTCCGGCAACATTGGCTGCGCTGGTGGCTGCGATCCCTACTCAGGGTACGCAACCGATTCTCGATTATTTCGGGAATGCGTATAACTCCGTGTATATCGGAAACACGAACACGGTACACCGCCCGAATGCATGCGTACTGCCAGCGGAACAGCATCAATTGTTGATGCGTACTCTGCTGTCTACGCAAAACGCCAGCAATGTCACCCTGCTTGAATTCCTGCGTCAAAACTTCAAAGACATTGAATTTGAAGATGACATTCTGCTGAAAGGTCGCGGTGCTGGCGGTACCGATCGCATGATGTTCTATAAGAAAGAAATGCGTGTGGTTAAAGGTCATGACGTGATGCCGCTGCGCTTTTTGGCTCCGGCGACGGCGGATAACGTCAATTTTAAAGTTCCTGCGTTGGTTCGTACGGGCGGCACTGAGTGGCGCATTCCGAAAGCTGGCCACTATGTTGATGGGGTATAAAATGGCTGAATTATTCAATAAGCATACCGCGCCCGTAACTGTTACAGATGCCGTTACGGGGCAGCGTATTACCATCCCGTGCGAACACTCCGCGCTGGTCGCGGGCGATTTCCGCAATCATCTGTTCGTTACGGCAGGCATGATCCGCGCTGAACATGATGACGATGATAAGCCGATCGTAACAACGGTTACGACGAGTGGCGTCAGTGTTGAAGAGTTGGAAGAAACTATTGCTGCATTGCGAGCGCAGATCGATGCTGGTGCTGGCGGTGGGGCGGATCCACTGGATAAAGATGCGTTGCGTGATCAATACGAAGAACTGTTCGGTGAAAGAGCCCCTTCAGCCGCTGGCGCTAAAACGCTGAAAAAAGCGATTGATGAGCGACTCGCAGAAATCGCCGCCCAGAGTGCTGGCGGTGCTGGCGACGGTACCAACGAAAACGAATAAACCCCGCCAAATTGACGGGGTTTTGCTTTATGGGGGTAATGATGGAAATCACAGCGCAAATCGTTGTCGATTTTCGTGCCTATTACCCCGAATTCAGCGACAAAACAACGTGGCCGGATTCGGAGGTAATCACTGCACTCGGTGAGGGCGACGCTGAAACGGGTAAACGCTGGGGGCGATATCCAGACGGGAAGGTAGTCAGCATCAAAAAACGCGGCATGTTTGCGTTTGCTGCACACAGCATGGTGATGCGGAAACGCTCTGCTAAAGGTGATGTTGGGGCAGCATATGCAATTTCGAGTAAATCTGTAGGCGATGAATCAATGTCGTTCTCTGTGCCGTCAGTCTCAATGGATGATTTGACCGTCAACGGTGATCTTCCTCTAACGTCCTACGGGGTTACATTCATACGCCTGCGTCGTCGTGCGGGTACGGGCGGGGTGATGATATGAAGCTAAGCGCAGAGACGCGCGGAGGTAACAAGATCGCGCAGAAGCTACAGCAGATTCAGGATCGCGTCATGGCTAAACGGCGGGTGCTGGTTGGTCTGCCTGCTGGTTCAGGTAATAGTGAGGATGGCACACCGTTGGTTGTCATTGGTGCGGTGAACGAGTTTGGCGGCACCATTCAACATCCAGGCGGAACCAGCTACGGCTACCGCAATGAGAAAGACGCGGTAGCGGGAAAAGTCAGATTTATGAAAAACGGTGCAGGGCTTATGCAGCTCGGTGTTACAGGGCCGCACACCATCAATATCCCTGAGCGCTCATTTCTCCGCGTTCCACTCCGTCAGAATCAGGACAACATCAAAAAGGCATTTCGCTCCCTGACTGGTGCGGTGACTCGCGGCGAAATCACCGCGTTGCAAATGCTCGATCAGATTGGTGCGAGGGCGGCAGGTTACTGTAAGGAAGCGATCGAGCAAGGAATCGAACCCGCTAACGCGCCGTCAACTATCAAACAGAAAGGTTCAGCTAAACCGCTAGTTAATCATGGCACGCTTAAAGGTGCTATCACCCATGTCGTGGAGGATTAACGATGTTCGGTAACGGCTTGGATATGAAAGGCCATATTGATTCGACGTTCGACTCTCCTATTGACGGCGGCGTGCGACTGATACGTGCAGGCGCTGGCGATTATACCGGACCGGGTGGGCGCTATGAAGAGATCACCCCCAGCGAAACGATCCCCCTCACGTACATCAACGTCCAGCCAGCGAAGTGGAAAGACATGCAGATGCTGATGGGAATGGGCGGTACCGCTAACCCGCAGGATGCGCGAGTGGTGCATATCAATGACGGCGTTAATTATCTCTACCCGGATGATAACGGCAAATTTGCTGATTTGCTGGAATTCAGTGACGGGCAGGCGGTGCGCCAATGGCGTGTTATGTCGTGCGACAACCGGCCGTGGCGTAATTTCTGCCGCGCCGTTGTTGAGCGGTACCGAGGTGCTGGCTAATGGAGAATATCAGCGAACTGTACGATGTGTTTCAGCAACTGGTATCTCTGACGTCCGGCGTTGAAACGGTAATCCTTGCCGATCAGGGACGTGATGCACCAACCGGCCTGTACGCAACATACAAACCGATCCCGATTCGCGCTTACGGGTGGTCGCAGCGGCGGCGTGAATTAACCCCTGCAACGGAAGATACCGATCCCGCGCTGAGGCAGTGGCAGGATTTACGCGAAACCGTGGCTACATCGATGGAGTTCATTTTATCCGTGAACATCATCAACGAGGGCGCGGACAACGCAATCATGCGATTGCATAACGCCAATTTCCGTCAGCCCGTCAGTGAATTCCTGTACCGCAACGAAATAGCCTGGCGCCACGTCAGCACATGCCGAAACCTCACCGGAATTTTGCAGGCAGGTATACAACCGCGCTGGCAGGCCGACATCCATATGTTCATCGAACACACTGTTTCATACGAGCTACTGCGTGCCGCAGGGTTCGATATTCAATTAACTAACGAGGGGTAAACATCCCGATGGCTTATCCAGTTGATAACATCATCCCTGTCAATGTGCTGCTAACGCCAGCGGGACTGGGGTATGCCGATTTTTCCAGTGCGATAGTGTTCGCTGATGCGACGGATTTGGTTGATGAAGAGACATTCGCGGTTGATACGTTCCGCGATTACGGCTCAGTAACCGATGTCGCAGCTGATTTTAAAACGGACAGTGACATTTACCGCATTGCAACCCGCTATTTTGCCAACACCCCAAAACCGCCAACGATTACCGTGTGGATGAAGAACACTGACGACACGCTGCTGGAAATCATCAACAGCGCGAATGACCGTATCTGGCGTTATCACTATTTCTTCAAGAACGCCGATGTGACGACGGCAATTCTGCCGGTTTTGTCCGACTGGTCGGATGCTGCTGGCCACCCGCTATGGTTCACGTTTAGTGCGGATAACATCATTGACCAGAACGTTACCAATGATGTGATTTCCGCCATGAAATCGAAAGGGAACCGCCATGTATTCGCGGGATACAAATCAGCGGCGTCCGTTACTGCTGATGCGTCACAGGCCTACGCCATGGTGCAGTTGGCGGCGGCATTCCACAAATTCCGGCCTACAGGTATCAATACCGCTATCACGGGTGAATATCAGGTGCTGCCTGGTGTTAGCGGTGACGATCTGACCACCAGCGCATACAACGCATTGAAGGCGAAAAACGCTGTGTTTTTCACTCAGATTGAATTGGCCGGCTCAACAGATAACAGTCGAGTCATCAACAGCAAATCGATGTCGTCCTACGGCGAATTTATTGATGATGTGGTTAATCTCGATGTGCTGAAAAATCACATTCAAGTGGACGGTTACAATTACATCGCCAACACGGGATCTAAACGCTCCATGACGCCGCGTGATTATGCGGGCCTGCTGTCGGCCGTCTCGGCTACCTGCAAACGGTTTTTCGATAACGGCGTGCTGGGTACCGGTTCATACGTCGATCCCGACGATGGAAAAACGAAAGTGGCGCAGTTCGGTTTTGTGCTGCGCAGCTCGCCCGAGGATGTGCTCGACATGACATCAGCACAGCGTAAAGCGCGTGTTTATCCACCGACATCAATTCTGGTCATTCTTGCGCGTGCTGGTCACGTCGCTGAAGTCAACATCAACGTAGAGTAAGCACAATGGCAATGAAACGCTATGGCGCTGACGGCGCTAACCTGACGTTATTCGGCATCCCTATCGATGATTTTGGCGATACCGATCCGCCAATCACGATCGAGGATTTAGAGCCGCGCGCCACACTGAAACGCGGCATCGGTAAAACATCTGTTCGTCTGGACAGCCAGACGCGGCCAAAACGAGTCACCGTCAATCTGATCCCTGGATCTGACCAGGTGCGCCAGATTCTTGCCGTGGAAAAAACGGGCGTAGATGCCACGTTTAGTTTTTTTCAGACAGGAACGGCGGAAACCGTCATGGGGTTTGATGGCGTACTGGTTAACCGCGGCTCAATGACGCGCGGCGGTAAAACCAGCGTCAGCGATGAACAGTTCATTTTTGAATTTGCAGACAGCGAGGAAACCTAATAATGGGACGCCGTATTGAAATTGAGATTGATGGCGCGCTTTACACAGGCGCTACGCCGTCAGCAAAAGACCAACTCGAAATGCTACAGATTGCCACCAAAAATAGCGTACTCCCTGCGCTGGGCGACAATGCATCGGACATGGGGCTAGCTGTAGCGCTGGCCAGCATGGATGCGCTATCACTCAACCGCCTAAAAGATCTGTGTATCAAAAACGGCAAGATTGTGCGCGATGCTGACAGTATTCCGGTTGCTGAAAACCTATTTCAGGACGCAATCCAAAACTACCTGCTGCTGCTGGGCAAAGTCCTGCAGGAGAACATAGGCCCTTTCTGGAAGCTCAGCGCAGGGAGCGAAAACGGCGCAAGCGCAGCAGCAGCGACGAGCGAGACGGAAGCGGAATAGACTGGTTCCTCTGGCGCCCGTGTCTGGGGGCGGGTGATGTCTGCCCGCCTTTGGCAAGATGGGCTGATATGCTCGACGGCACCTACACGATTGATGACGTGCAAGCCATGCACGCTGTAATTGAGGCTGCGATCGATAGCGCGGAAAAGGCCAGAGATAGTGCGAAAGGATAACCCGTTTCGGCGGGTTTCCGCTTTCTCTTGAATCGCGGCTAGTGATAGGGTATTTCCGAATATTTCTGGTTGAGGGCAAGGTTGTTTAAGCCATTTTACATTAACGGCAATCTCTTATTAGAAACCTATCGGTAGGCTTTGATTTATTGCCTTCTCTCAGGCTTGAGCCGTACTCAATATAAAGCCAGTTGGCTTCTTTGTAATAAATGAATATTTTATCTTGGTCATAGTATTCCAAGCGAAAACCATCTTCTGATTCTTTTAATACTGGCGATTTTGTATTAATCAGGTTACTAGACACTTCCGCATATGGCGTGGTGGTTTTATGTATGGTTAACGTCGCTGAGCGAAGTTCTTTGTCTACTGCGCTATTACCATTACCAGAGAAGGCTATGTGAGTAACATCACAAGTTACAGTGTATGGATAAGCGAATGACGTACCGTGAATACCTAAAGTCACTAATGTAGTTAACACCTTTCTCATAATCATTCCTTTGTAAAAAAAACAAACAAGGCTCAAACAGTATGGCTGAAAATGCAGGAACAATCGATTCCCTGTTGGTTTCGCTTGGGCTGGAAACTGATGCTAAATCATTTCAGAAGGGTGCTGACGCGATAAAGGGCGTTACTGATGGGATGATTCAGCTTGCCGCCGCAGCCGGTGTTGGGTTGGGGTTCAGGGCGCTAACTCAAGGGGTGGCTTCGTCGTATAGCGAGCTAAAGCGGTTATCGGATATAACGGGCTTTACCGTTCAGCAGATTCGTGGACTTGAGTTTGCCATGCGGCGTATCGGCTCTACCAACCCCGTAGCGTCAGGGCAGCGTTTGGCACAACTCATTCCTGATATCGTTCGTCGCCATGAATTAGGGCAGTTGTCTGGCGATGCGTATATGAGTTCAAAATTTCAACCGTCAGAACTGGCAAGGATTTCAAAGACTCAAGGGAATGACGCTGCAACAGAATATTTCCTTAATGCCTATGGATCAATGAACACTACTGAGCGTTCATACATGCGATCTGGCTCTGGTATTTCAGAAAACGATGACATAGCTCGGCTGGGTGAATATGGCGGAAAATTCTTTCGTGAGAGCATGAACATGTCAAATGCCATGACGCCAGAAATAGATCCCAAGTTGGCGAAAGTTGCTCAGGATTTTAATGATGAAATGGCAAAGTTGGCGCGTAATTTTGAAAACCTCGCTTATTCAATGGGATCGCAATTACTCCCTATCGTTAATAAATTTTTAGAACTGGTAAACGGGTTTATTCATGAAAATCCTGAAATAGCCAGCGCAATGATCGGCGCGGCTGGTGTTGCAGGAACGGTTGGCGCGTTAGGATTTGGTAAAAGAATTTTGGGGTTAGGTGGCGGCGGTGGCGGCGCTGCGGCGGGTGGTTCCGGTGGCCCGTCTTGGCTCAGCAGGCTACTGATTAACCCCATAACAGCGGGAGCTGTTTCGGCATTTACACCCGGTAACTTTTTCACGTCGTCAGCAGATGCTCGGATGACGGAAAGCCCCGATGCATTTCTTCGTAAAAAATGGGAGCGTGAAAATCCGGGGGTGCCGTATAACGGGCAGTACGGCGGCGTGACACCTTATCAGGCATACCTGAAGCAAAAGTCCGGCAATATTGGCGATGCGCTAAATAACCCAAACGCCCGATCATACCTCGACGCAATATCCCACGCCGAGGGTACGAGCGGGTATATGAATTCCGGTTATCACACCATGTTTGGCGGCGGGCAGATTGCCAGCCTGGCCGATCACCCGCGTCAGTTAAAAAACTTCCAGCAGACGGACGGGACGTGGAATAAAACATCGGCGGCAGGTCGTTACCAGTTCACCCAAAAATCATGGGATGAGGCTGCGGCGGCGCTGGGGCTAAATGACTTTTCGCCGCAGAGCCAAGACATGGCCGCATTATGGCTTATTCAGCGGGCGGGGCAGTTGGATAACGTATTGAACGGCGATTTCATGACGGCAACGAATAACCTCGGCGGCGTATGGGCGTCACTGCCATCATCACCTTATGCGCAGCCGAAACGCAGCCAGGCTGAAATGGAGTCGTATTATTTACCGGATTACAGCCGCCAGCGTAGCGCTGCGCCATATTCCTCATCAACAAACCGATCAGAATCATCAACACCTGTCAGCGTTACCCAGAATGTAGAGCTGAATGTTTCGGGATTGGGACTTAATGAGCAGCAGGTTGAAGATTCAATCGCAAAGGCGCTAACAACAGCCGGAGAAAATCTAGAGCGCTCATTTAACAATAATCGGTGGTGATCATGTCAATCGTCGGAGTGTTCGATAAGTCCCGTCCAGAAATTGGCGGGATTTTTTTTGATGCAGTGCTGGAGGAATCCAGCGAGCTGCGGACGGATGTTAGCGAGTATCCGTTAGAGACTGGTCAAACAGCGAATGACAACGCGGTTACTCGTCCGATGACAGTAACGATGACGGTCGCTATATCTGATAACCCAGTAAAGGCGATGATGGCTGAGGCTGGTCAGTTTTCTGGCATTGCGGGGATCGGTGCTGGTGTTGCAGTCGGTGCGGTCGGTTCAATTCTGGGGGGCGGTGCGGCAGCGCTGGCCGGACTGGCAGCATCTGCTGGTTTGGCGTTCGCCGCGTCAGGTAGCAAGCGATCTGAGTCGGCGTTGCTGGAAATCCGAAAGCTCCAGGTTGAAAAGTCGATTTTGACGGTTGTCGGTGTTAATTCGTCCTATAACGACATGATCATTACTAATACTCGAGTCCAGAAAAATAAACAGAACGAGGGAGGGCAGGAGATCGTAGTCGAAATGCGTTCCCTGCTGATAAAAAATAGAAATGACAGCGCCGCGACAACAAATAGGAATCTACCCGCTGGCGATTCGGCAGCTACTCAGGGGCAGGCGAACGTTAATTTAGGAGAGGTAACACCGCAATGAAAATAGTCCCCCTCACGCGCGGTCTAGCTGATTTCTCGTTTACGTCAACGCTCAACAACGCAACGCTGCGATTCAATGTGCGCTGGCTCACTCGATATAGTTATTTTGTCGTAGACATTCGTGATGCGTTCGGGGATCCGATCGCGTTGGGACGAGGGTTACACGTTGGCGTCAATTTATTGGCAGGACTGAATACCGATATCGGCAGATTAGTGCTGGATGGCGAAACACCGACAATGGAAAACCTCGGCGTCACAAACAACCTGAGGTGGTACCCAAATGACTAGATTATTCGGGAGAACGTATAACCTCGAAGTGACCTCAGCGGAGGGGAACAAATTAACGTGTGAGCCGCCAACTCAGGTCAAATTCCTGATCACTAATATGCCCATGAATCAGGTCGCCACGGCCATGATTATGATTTATGGCGTGTCTGATCAGTATCGGCAGTTGATACAGAAATTTGATGAAACCCGCCAGCGTTTCGGCACAGTCCGCTTGACTGCCGGATATGAGGAATCATCTGGGGAAATATTCACCGGGCAGATAAATAGCGTTGAAGTCGGGCGCGATGGCGTGAATGTTTATCTGCGCCTGAATTGCTGGTCTGTGATCTGGGCTGACGCCACGATAGGTAAGACGTGGGGCGAGAAGACACAAGCAATAGAAATACTGCAGGACGTGGCGCGATCGTTTGGTCCACCGATCGAAGTCGTTGGCAACTTCTCCGACCTGCCGATGTTTAACCATGGCTACACGCTACCCCATACATCAAGCAGGAATTTTTTAAACGCTATGAAAGCGGCGTGGCGTTATGACTGGCTGCTGTCGGACACTAAAACCACCCTGATTCGGGATGGAGCCACACGGCCAACAACTTACGAATTGAATTCAGATAACGGCATGGAAAGCTACCCTCGCTGGTACCAGAAAGACATGGAGGTTGATTCACGTCTCAATCACATAATTCAGCCTGGCGATCTGATAAAAATCCGTTCTGATTTTTGGACTATCAACTACAGCGGCATGTACAACACTGGACTAAATGACACGTCGAATATTCAACGTCGAACAGGTTCGTTTAGGGTGCTATCGACAACGCATCAGGGTGATTTCTGGAATGACGACTGGCGTACAACGTTCCGGTGCCAATGGAGTGCTGCATAATGAAAAGCACAAACCCGCTATTTTCAGCGATTCAAGCCGCCAGCATGAACATGCTCGGGGGGTTAATGATCGGTATGCCCGGTCATGTTGTTGCCTACGACCCAGAGAAACAACGCGCTCAGATCGAATGCGGCATTCAACGAAGAATGTCCGATGGTGCGATTGAAACCCTATCTGTGTTGATTAACGTCCCTGTGCAATTCTCCGGCTCTGCTGATTGGGTGCTGTTTCATGAGTTACCCGCGGGTACCGAGGGGTATATTCATTTCAGCCAGCGCTCTGTTGATGCGTGGCTCGATATGGGCGGTCCGGTACCGCCAACAGGTCCTGAAATGTTCAGCGCCAGCGATGCGTTTTTCTCACCCGGCTATCGATCACTGAAAACGGCTATTCCCAACCTACCAACATCCGGTGTGGGCATGAGCAATCGTGACGGCTCTGTGAGAATCCACCTGACAGATGGAGGGATAACCCTGATATGTGGCGGCAATTCATTGACGGTTTCGCCTGAGGGCGTGACAGTTAACGGTGAAACGACGTTGAACGGACGGACAGAGGTTACCACTGGTGGCCTGGCTGTTGGTGATATTGAGTTTGATCATCATGCCCATGGAGGTGTTGAGCGCGGCAGCGATGTATCAGACGGCCCCCAATAATTATGACACCACATTCACGCCCCGGCATTGCTGGGGCTTTTTTATGGGCGCTACTCATGATTCGTAATTTTATAGACGGCGATATTGTCACGCACGGCGAACATTTCGCCACGGGAAAGGAAGCTACACGGCAAGGGATCATCAGGCGGCTACGGTTGTTTCTCGGTGAATATTTTCTCAATGCGGCGGAGGGTACGCCGTGGTTTCAATCCATCCTCGGAAAAACGCAGGTAGACATTGCCGCAGCCAGTATTAAGCAACGCATTCTGACCGCTCCAGGCGTAATTGGCCTAACTCGGTTTGAGTTCAACATCGACCAGCCCACACGCAAAATCACGATTTACGCCTCGCTGGTGGACATCAATAACAAACCGTTTGACCTGGTGTTTGATGAGGAAATTATCTGATGGCTGAAATTACTAAATATGGCGTGAGCGGGCAGACGTTAAACAGCTATCTTGCAGTTATGCGCCAGCGATATCTCGATGTCGATGACGGCTGGAATATCAATCCAGAATCACCGGACGGCCTCGTTATCGCTGCATGGTGTGAAACGCTGGCGAATCTGGACGAAGCTGTTATCAGCGCCTATCACTCAGCCGATCCGAATTCAGCAATCGGCCAGCAGCTCGATCGCATAGCGGCGTTCGCGGGTATTAAACGCCGAGACAGTACATTCTCAACTGTTACCGTGACATTCACTGGCACGCCACTTGTTGAAATTCCGGCCGGTACTCTGGTGCGAAATCGGATTACTGGCACGCTGTGGTCAACAGATAGCACTGTGGAAACCAGCAGCGGCGGCACGGCAACAGCCAACGTTACATGCACAACCGCTGGCAGTCAGGCGGGAAACAGCAATAACCTGTCGATCATTGCCACGCCGATCGGTGGCATTACCGCTGTTACCAACGCAAACCCCGCATCACTCGGACGTGATGAGGAATCAGATAACGCGTTTCGCGTTCGTCGCAATGAGTCTGTTGCGTTCCCCGGCAATAACCAACTCGACAATATTTATGCGGCATTGGTCAATCTGGAGGGAATGAAACAGGTCCGTATTTATGAAAACACTGAATCCGCACCGGATGAAAATGGCGTCGAGGGGCATTCACTGGCGATCGTCATTGACGGCGGCGAACCTGCAGATATTGTCGCAACGATCGCGAAACGGAAAAACCCCGGCTGCGGGCTGAATCGCTATAACAGCAGTATCCCGAACAAAATCAGCACTGATACGGTTACGCCAGGCGGGAATCCGTTTAATGCTACGTTTTTCCGGCCTGAGTTTATCCCTATCGCTGTTCGCGTCAGCATTTCCAGCGATCAGCGATTTGATGATGACGAAATAAAACGCTCTATCGTTGAGTATTCAAACATCGGGTTTGAGCAAACAACCGGATTTGCAAAAACGGGATTTCGGATTGGTGAGGATGTTGGTGCGGGGCGGCTGTATACCCCGGTTAACTACATTGTCGCCGGCAGCGGATTTGCTCAGTCGATCGGCGTCGGAACGTCGTCAGCATCGGCCGTGAGTGCCCAAGTTGATATCGCGTTTAACCAGCTCGGCATTTTCAGCGTGGACAACATCGAGGTGGTCTATGTATGACCACAAGAAAAAGACGTTAAGCCGGGTATATTGGCAATATAAAAACGCTCCGAAATTAATCGAGTGGCTGAAAATATTGCCGGATATCGCTCAGGCCAGCATTGAAGATCAGGCCGATAAAATACAACGGATGCTGGATATCGACACCGCAGAGGGGGAGCAACTTGATATCTGCGGTCGCATCGTTGGTTACCGCACGCGACCGCTCGGGACGTTCTCGCCTGCATGCCAGCCAGCGCCCGTTAATGACGACCTGTTTCGCCGAATGATTAAGGCGAAAATATTCAAAAACAACAGCGTGGCCACGATTGACGAAATCCAGTTCGCCGCCGACTACATCATGAATGAGCCAACGCGCTTACTTGATGGGCAGGACATGGAAATGCGCCTGATTTGGTTTACTCACAACGTTGATATTGGCACGCAGAAACTCATTCAGGATTATGACCTTATCCCGCGACCTCAAGGGGTGGGGAATAAAGATGTCCGGGTTATCACATATAAACCATTCGGCTTTGGTCAGCACTACAGCAATTTCCGTGCGCCTTTCTGGCACGGCGACGGCATCAAGGTATACAGCAATCTGAAACTGACGCTGACTTTTTCCGATGGCTTGCTATCAGGCGCGCTGACTGCTGCGGATGGGATCGTCGTTTCAGATATTGACGTCACACTGATTTACACGCTTGCGGGCGGGCGAACAGAAACAGAACGGCTGGTAACAGACGATAACGGCCAGTTCAGCACGACGCCTGATTTCAATGTCGGCTACAGCGTTGTTGCACGCGCACAGGTTTTAAACCCGCTATGTGAATGGGAAAACGTCGAATCGTCATTATCGACACGAATTAAATTCAACGGGGTTATTAAATTTAATGGCTCTAATAAATTCCGAGGTTGAGCATGTCAGAAATAACACCAAATGATTTACCGCCAATTAATGAATTGGACGAATTCACATCTCATATTCCTGAGCTACAAATAGACACCGATGTTTTAGCCGGCACAGATGGCCCTGCTAATTTTCAAGCGCAGGCATTGGCGAACCGGACTAAATATTTAAAGCGTATTCTTGATGCGGTGAGTCTGGAATTAAATGGAATCAACCAGGCTGTAGCCGCAGCGCAGCAAGTCGCTGACACAGCAAAACAGGGCGCTGATGCGTCTATGAAAAAGGCGGCTAATGGATCAGATATTGTTAACTCTGCTGCGTTTCGTGCAAATATCGGACTGAGCAATGCAATGCTGCGCGGAGAGTTCGGCTGGGGTGGTAAAGCTGTTCGGATTCCTGACGGGGCAAGTTTAACCGCGTTTTTCGACATTAACAGGGCAGCTGGTTTGTACTGGGCAACGCTAAACGTTGATGGCAGGCCGGACGGGTACACAGACGTTATTTATTATTGGTCGCCAATTCAATATGCTGATTTTTACGGAACGTTATCAGCAATAGGCTTTACAGCGGGCGGGATAAAAACAGCATCACGAAACGTGGTTAATAGCACGTGGGGTGATTGGGTTTATAACTGGGACAATAAAAATTTAAATCCGGTAACTGTAGACACAGCGCAGACACTAACAGGGATGAAGGTTTTCCGCCAAAATTGGGAAAGCATCGGCATAGTAAATGAATTGCTGGGTCAGCCCGGCTATTTTACTGGCCGTGATTTCGACGGAGCTTTGCGCTGGACAATTGGTTACGAAACCCCCGACGCTGACTATTTTTCATTGCGTAATAACAAGGCAAGCACAGTCATTTTATTTCACAGTAATAGAAATATTTATGTCGATTGTCTGGATTTTATTATTAACAACAACACCGTATGGACGTCTGGCAATACTGCGGTGGACGCAAACGGGTTCATTAAGGTGGCGTCGCCTGTTGTGAAGCTATTCAGTGCAGGAACGTCTGAGCTCAATACAGAGAGTGAAGGGATTACTACGGAGCGCATCGAACAGGGTGTGTACCGGATTTCGGGATGCCTCGGCCTGAATAGCGATCTTGCGTGGGGCGGCGTTGATGGTGGCATAGTTGGCCCATATTGCCGCAACGGACTCGAACGCCTGTGGATCGATTATGACGTTGAACCGGACGGTTCTATCGTTATCCGCACATATCACCGCACACACTCCAGCGCGATGACGTTCGCACGTAACGAGTTGGAAGGTTACGAGGAAGGCGACCCGATTGATATCCCGACTGACACATTTCTGAGCGTCCGCGTGCAAATGCCGGAGCGCGAAGAAGCGCCGTACGTTTCCAGCATTCCACCCGCGCCAGCCAAATAATTCGTAATCATCTCAATAGCCGCTAAACGCGGCTTTTTTCATTTCTGGAGCTACATCAATGGATCAGAAATTTTTTCGCGTGCCGTTCGCATCGAGCGGCGACCGCCAGACCATCCCCGACTCAACACAGAGTAGTGGCGCTGTATCGTTCCCCAGCGGCTGGGGGGGGGATTACGCAAAAGACCCAACTGTAGACGCGAACGCAAAGCCGGTCGAACGCGAAGCGATGAATGCGATTTTATACGCCATTACTAACGCTGTGCGGCAGTATCAAGTTTCTGGATTCCCTGAATACATCACGCCGGCAGACAATAATGGAGGGGCGTTCTCGTACAGCTCTAGTGCCGTTGTTCGCTACCGCGCAGCAGCGAACCAGCAGTTTAAGTCGTATGTATCGATCGCTGACAACAACACGTCAGTGCCTGGCACGGACGAAACAAAATGGCAGGAGTTCATCTATCGTGAAGCGACGACGCAGGAAATCACCGAGGGTACGAGTGGAACGACAGTCGTATCGCCGCGACGACTCAAAGAGCGCACCGACATCATCGATGGTGAAATCGACGAGATTAACGATTCGCTGACGCGTGTTGGTAACCTGCAGGTCGCGCAAGTGAATATTGATGCTCAGGGCTCAGTTGTGCTGAATGCCCCGACAGATTGTGTGCAACTCCTGATCATCGGTCACTACACTGCGGACGCCGTTGAAAGCAGAGATTACTGGGAGAGCAAATTATCTGTAAATGGCGCAGTCGTGGATACAACCCCATTTTATGGGTACGTTACCGGTTCGCGTGGACACGGACACCACCGCCGCGAATTACTGCCGTTCAGTCAGTTGGTTGATATGCAGCTAACTGCAGGCGACCCGATTAATTTCGGGTACACAAGTAACAGAAGCGGAAGCAGCACAACATTCACCGTGTTCTACATCCAAGGCGTCAGCACTGATAAACCAGACGTGCCGACCGCTATCATTATTTCCCCGTCCAGCAGCACAATAAACGCTGGTGGACAGCAGCAGTTAGCTGCAACTGTTTTACCTGCTAACGTGGCGGCTGATTACCCCGTGACGTGGGCGGTATCCGATCCGACTCTGGGTAGCGTGGATAGTAACGGTCTGTACACAGCAAACAGCGGCGCAAGCGGTACGCAGAGTGTGATTGCCAGCGTATCAACCGGGTTAGCATCCACGGCGACGATAACGCAGCATATTTACCTGACGAATATTGATATCGGCAACGCTCCACCTAATTTGATTGCCGACAGAACGTACACAGTACCGATCACGTATAGCCCATCTAATTACACTGAATCGGTGCAAGCGTCATCGTCCGACTCTACGATCGCGACGCTATCGATAGACGGCACGTTAACGATCAGTTCAGGCGGCACTGCAACGCTGACGCTCACAGGTGCCAGCTCTGGCGTCACTGACTCGATAACAATCACCGCGACTGAAGAGGTTGTGCCTGAGCGCTATTTGCAGATTGCTGAACACCTGGCTGAGATTGCAACCGCAGGCGCGACCGCTCAGGCCGCAGCGCGGAGTAATTTGGGGCTGGGTGGACTGGCAACAAAAGACAGCCTCACAGCGTCTGACGTTGGCGCAGTTCCGCAAGCCAGCGCATCGATCGGGATTGATAACCTGAATACTGTGATATCACCAGGCCGTAAATTCCAATCGTTGACGAGTAACGCCACGCTTGCGCGGAATTATCCCGTCGCACTTGCCGGCATGCTGGACGTTATCAGAACAACCGACGCAGGCATTCGCCAGACGTTCTACCCGTACAACACGACTGACGTTTATCACCGCTACTGCGTTGACGTAGGCGCGAATCCTATCGTGTTCAGCGCATGGGCAATGTCTGGCGGCGACTTTTTGGAGAAATCACAGAATCTGCAGGACGTGCCGGACAAACCGACCGCGCGCGATAACATTGGTGTGGGGTACACGATATCGACGAGTGAACCACCGGCCAGCGCCGCAGGCTACGCAGCAGGCCATGTCTGGTATCAGGTTTAGCGAGGAGTTAAATGCCAATATTTCGTGAATCCGGGGGCTCGTTTTCCCCCGCTAAACGTCTCGACATTAACGATGCTGGGACGATTAAACGCGTGGCCGCCGCCTGGATCAATGACGGCGGTGTGTTCAAAAAACTGTTTCCGACTGAACCAGTTGATATTGCCGACTCACCTATTTTTGATGCTGATAATTCTGTTAAGCGCTGGTCTGGATTGACGGTTTCGGCACAAAAATATTGGATGATGGAAATCACTATCCCTGTCCTTGATGCGGCCGCGTTCGGGCAATTTACATCGAGCAATATCATTGTGACGCGCAGCGGAAACGCACAGCCGGTTCAACTGCGATCAGACAATATCACGTTTGTAACAGAACGACCGGACGGCACTGTGCAGAATGCACTCTCGCCGCCGCTCAATTCATCGACACCGATAAGGATTGCTTGGCGCAATGATGCGCGCTGGATAACCATTCCGTACGACGCTGGTATTGTTGGCTCTGTAACAAACATCAGGATAGAAATAGTCGCATCGGGAACGCTGTATTTTTACGATACAGCAGCAACGCTGATTGCGATTTGATTACGTTATAGAGTGTTTTTTTGTTACTTTTTTTTACAAATAGAAAAGCCTCTGACATACATCAGAGGCTTAAACAGGTGAACAGCTTTATGATTTAAAAGCGCGTGCATTTCGCGTGCACTTTATTGTCCTTGCGCTGTCCTATCACAGTCCAGTTATAGTCCTTAAGTCAATGTTTTTATGACTCTTTTCCTATCACTGTCCTATCAAATGTGGTGGAGCTGGGGGGATTTGAACCCCCGTCCGGAACCACTCTACCGTCGGTACTACATGCTTAGTCTATCTTTACATTCGCTTGCCAGCTGCGAATAGACACGCCACTAACAAACTAGCCTGATTAGATTTAGTGCTTCAACCCCAGGCAAGGCATCCACACGATCTCTTTTGGGTTTGACCTCTCTTGATCCCCGTCCTAAGAGCGGAGGCTAGGGAGAGAGGGCTAAAAGCAGGTTATTAAGCTGCTAAAGCGTAGGTTTCGTCGTTTGCGACTATTTTTTTGCGGCTTTTTACGAGGCAAACCGCCCCTCGGCATGCACCTTGGGCTTTGCAAATCCCGTCGAATCCAGAATCAGCCCCCAAGAAACTGTCGCCAGTATACCAGAACTTACCGTTGTTAAGCCAGTGGCTTAGCGATTGGCGTTCTTCATGATACGGGCTTTGTCTAACTTCCATTCACGTTCTTTGATGTCATCACGCTTGTCGTGATCTTTTTTACCTTTCGCCACGCCGATTTTGACTTTGCTCCAGGCATTTTTCCAATACATGGACAGCGCGACGACCGTGTAGCCATCGCGACTGACGCGGCCAAACAGCGAATCCAGCTCGCGCTTGTTGAGCAGGAGTTTGCGCGTGCGTGTGGGATCGCACACAACGTGTGATGAAGCCACATTCAGCGGCGTGATCGTTGCGCCAAACAGGTAAGCTTCACCATTCATGAAGGTGACATAGCTGTCGCTGAGGTTTGCTTTGCCTGCGCGCAGTGATTTGACTTCCCATCCTTGCAGCGCAAGGCCGGCCTCAAATTCTTCCTCAATGAAGTATTCGTGACGGGCGCGCTTGTTCTGCGCAATGGTGGCGGAACCGGGTTTGTATGCTTTTTTCTTTGTCAT